ACAAAATTCAACAGATCAGAACTTTAAAACGGCATTTTGTAGTTTCTTCCCACAAAATTCAACAGATCAGAACTTTAAAACGGCATTTTGTAGTTTCTTCCCACAAAATTAAGACCTACAGTGCTTTAAAACAGCATAATGTGGATTATTTCCACAAAATCAAGTATAACAGGAGCTTAAAACAGCATTACATAGGTTCCTTCCAACAGATTAAGGGCTAAGGACTGCATTATGTGAGTATTTTTTTTTAAGAGGAATGTTTAACAATTAAAATATGGATGGTATGAACGTATATGATTTTGCACCCGATTTAGATTTGAGTAAAGAAGTAGAAGGTTTTATTTTTGGGGTGAAAGGAATAGAAGGCAGTGATGGTATAGTATATGCTAAGGTAGTTAGCTGTGTAGACGTTAAGGATTACGGTTGTGAGAGGTGTATTTTTTATGATTGTTATAAGGATAAATGTTTGTTATCGCGTAGTGTTAGTTGTGTAGATGGAGACCGGATTTGTAGGTACGAACAGGCTGCCATAGAGGGGGAGTAGGCGGCGTCTTGGGCTAAGGCCTGCGGTTGTAGGTAGGGCGTAGGTCGGAGCAGAGCCGGAACAGTTTATTGTGGAACGTGAAAAGAACAGATAAAAAAGGAGGAGATATGAAAAAGATATTTAAGACATTCTCTATTATGCTTGTCATAGAAATAGTGTTGATAGCTATTTTAGATGCTATGTCGTAAGTGAGAAAAATTTTCTTCATTAATTTTCTTATGCTTTAGACAGAACGCTCCCGTCTGCGAAGATCGGAGCGTTTGCTTTATGGGATTCATGGTGCAGCAGGTCGGTTCGATTCCGGCGATCTCACACAACATTAAAAACAAAGGAGGAAAGAAAATGAAAGATGGTATCACATTACACCCAGAGCACGGATTGAATCCGTCTATAGAAGTCTGCATGATATGTGGCGAAGAGATGGGGATTGCTTTATTAGGAAATAATATCAAAGGTCAGGCGCCGCATCATATATGCACGGGCGGAGTATGTGACGATTGCAAAAAGATAATAGATGACGGAGGCTGTTTTATTATCGAAGTCGAGGATGGATCAGATCAAAAGAATCCGTATCGTACAGGAAGATATTGTGCGATAAAGAAAGAGGCGGCAAAGAAAATGTTTGGACAGGAACATAGTGTTGTGTACATGGAAAAGTCTGCACACAGTCAAATAATACCACAAAAATAAAGAAGAAGATGATTGAAGTTGATAAAATAGTTTGCTGCGATGCCGAATTTATGTTTACAAAAGAAGAGCGATTATTCATATGGAAAAAGGTATATGAGATGATTGATAGGTTAGAGGATGGGGAATACATATGTGTTGCGTTAAGAAATGTAGTGTTTATGTATTTCAAAACACATAAAAATATCTATGAGTTTCGTTCAGACGAAATGGTGAGAATATATTTCCCGGAATTGGAAGAGAAGATAAGTATGGCCACAGAACCAGAGGAAACAAGAACGTTTTATGGGTGGTTTGGTTGTCTTAGTCCAGAAACGAAGGAGGTAAGGCTGAATATTGTGAAAGATATTATAAAAGAATTAGAATAGTATTTTTGTTAATCTATTTTATTCATCAAATTAAGTTTTGGGTTTTGGCATGTCGGTTCGTGAGGATAGGCATGCCTATTTTTATGTCATAGAGGGATGACGCGGCGTGCCGGTGCGTATGTGCCGGTCCTGGTTCGATTCTGGGCATCTCACAAACAATAAAACAAAAAAGTTATGAGAATATATAAGAATGATATTATAAAGGCGTCAGCGATAAGCACCGGAGCCGACAGAGGTGTGTTACTGTGTTCAATAACAGATTCGGGATTCACGTCTATAGCGGGCGTAATATCGGCTGTTAAGGATAAGTTACCAGGCAAAGATCATAAGAAGATGATTTTTGAAATACGGAATGATGGAAGAAACGAATATGGCAGATATAATAATTGTGGAGGGAAAATATGAAATACAGAGGTCTGTTGCTCCCTATGATAATAGCTGCAATGTGCGGAGATGATGCCTTTGTGCTAAATACTAAAAGGGGAAAAGGAATGCAATCTACATATAGAAGAGAAAAGATTGTCAGAATAGAAAAAGAATTTGACATTAATGGAACCAAAGTAATGGCATACTCAAGGAAGGATGCCATTAAAAGATTAAAACATAAGAAGTAGAAAACGGATTTTTATGTTAATGTTAGTTTTTTTATTTTTATTGAAAGGAGCGCCGGCCTGTGAAGGTATGCGCTCTTTGTATTTGTATAATGCATAAAACAATAATAATATGACAGATAATAACATAGATGTGAATATCGTACCTGTAAGGAATGGCGCGAAACGTGTTGTGGTATCATATTACCATTATTCACGCAAGGACAAAAATCATATGAGTTCCCAAACGGATTACGTTTGGGAAACAAAGAATGAAGAAATGTTTAAATACTTTGAGGCCAGGAGGACAAAAGTATTTTATAGTCAGATTCGTGCCATGTGTAGATTCTATGGCAAGAAAAATGTACGTAAATACAAAAAGCTGTGATATTAAAAACGACAACCAACGAGTTTTGTTTCATTAACGTAAGTTTCTATGAAACAATAGCAGATCCTCGATATTTCTTTGAAAAAGATTATGAAGAGATGCCGGAATACGAGGAAGAAGCAGATTTTGATTTTGATTCTTATTGCAATAAGTTTATTCCTTTTGTGCAGGAATGGGCGAATAAGGTGGGCGAACGCCTTTATGAATATGGTGTGAATAACATAAAGGTAATATCGGTCGGACATCCAAAAGAATACAATTATGGTACCGATTGGATAAACGTAGAGGTAGAGTTTTGTGATGAATGGAGGCAAAAGATGTTATCTAACATTGGTAAGATTGTTAATGATGATAAATGCAAGAAGTATGCGGAGGCTAATTATCGGTCGGTATCAGGATACATCTTTTTAGGACCTGAAGATTTAAAGGAATTTGAAAAGAAAATAATAGAAAGAAAGTCAGATTCGGGATATGATGTAACAATATTATTAAATATGTATCTAACTTTGGCTTTTGTAAAAGAATTTGGATTTAAAGCCGGAGAAGCGTGGAGTGAAATAACAGAATATGCTTACGGATGTTTATCGTATTCCGATTTTGCAACAACAGAGATGCTTATACCGGAAGGTTCGGAGCATTTATTCAAAGACATTTACACGGCAAAGGCCGACGAATTATATCATCATGTCCTGGATAAATTCGGATGGGCGTGGCGTGATCCGAAATATAAATCAGAAACAGAATTATGCTCGATGTTAAAATGGGCAAAAGAAAAAGGCTTGACCATTGAAGAGTTAAGTATTTAATTGTTAAACATAAGGCAGTAGTGGTGCGTGAGTATAGGTGCTGCCGTTAAAATATTTTATAAGATGAAAAAAGAAGAGATTCAAACTATTTTATACACAATCAAAGAAGGAGACAGTATTAAAATCAAAGTACAAGACAAAAGTGAAGAGATAAGATTGCGGGATCATGTAAGAAGAACGCAGAAATACGGATACAGGTTTTGTTTGTCTCATTTGCATGATGGAATTTTCTATTTGGAGAAGTTGGAAGAGGGAGATAAAGATAAATACTATAGAGTAATAAACAGAGGAAATGGAAAGACCGGAGTATAATAAGCTACGCAAAATGGCTAAGACTACTCCAGGTCTGATAGTGGACGAGGCGCAAAACATGATGCGTGTATCGCTGTATGATAATGGAGAACTTAAGAAGATCGTAGTAGTAATGAAATGCGATTCTTTTTTACAGTCAAAAAGTAACATAGAAAAGATAATGTTATTATCATCTTCTATAGAAGATAGAAAAAACAAAGAAAAAAATAAAACAAAATCAGAAAATGAACAGAATAACAAAAATAAGAGAAGAAATAGGAGGAAAACAGGTTGATTTGACCTTTTATGGGCGTTTTTGCAGCCTTGTTGAAGGTGATAGGAGTATAATACTAAAGGCAATAAAAAACGGTCGCAAGAAGGGCGTAATAGGAGCCATTCAGCCTGGGAGGCATGATAGAATTTGGACCACATGGGCTATTGCTTTTGAGGATCTGAAGGTAGGGGATACGGTAGAGTTCAGTACATCTGGGAAATACAATCCAGGTTTTCATTCTACAGAAAAGTATGTAGGGTGTGTAGAATGGATAAAAGGATCGGAATGTGCGATAAAAACCGGTAAAGGGATGGCAGTAGTATCAATTAAGCACGTGGAAAGGGTGGTAAAATGATAGATTTAAGGATGTTTATAGACCTATTTCAGGAGATTGAGGTAGAGAACTTGTTTAAAGCGTTAGATTTATGTATGGAATATGTAAGATTAGATTTACATGTGTTTAATATAGGAGCTTATGTAACGTGTTCGTACAGCAATGATCTTGAATCGCTTTCACAGGCAGAAGGTTGTAATGTGAATATGATAATAGAGGTACCCCACTTATTCGAAGCATTCATGGAATATGCTTCACCGGAAATGAAGTTGTATTATGAAAAACTAACAGAGATAGTATAATATGAAAGAAGAAGTAGAACGGATAAAGAAGTTGGTAGGCATAGATCATAACAGATGGGAGCAACCTTGTACATGTGATAAATGCAAGAACATGTGTGAGGTTCCTTGTATTGGTACGCCAAAAGACATAGAGGCTATCATAGATGCAGGATACGCTGACAGGTTAAAAGAAACAAGGTGGATGGTAGGGTATCTTGCAGTGAGAGAAAAACCAATAGATATGATCCAGCCAGCAGAAGAGGGCGGGTGGTGCGCATTCCGCCAGCCGGACGGTCTCTGCGAGCTGCATGACCGTGGACTAAAGCCGACCGAAGGAGTTCTGGCTTCTTGTAAGGTGGTTGAAGAAGATAATATTCCAACATATGAAACGTCTGTACTTAGAGCAGTGGCTCATGAGTGGGTTAAGGTAGAGAACTTCGCAACTATAATGAGGGTAGTTTTTAAATACTTGCATTACAATGAACGTAGAGAACAAGATAAATAAGATAGTTAAGATCCTAAAAGAAAAAGGATTTGTAGTATATAGAAAGGGTGGGAAGGAGCCAGGTGTGTTTTACGCCAAAGAAGGTGACAGCCGGATAGGATTCGTTTATCCCAACAACGGATATATATACGACAGGATAAAAATGTGGTCTTTTTCAAGGGTGTATAAACCGCATAAGAAAACCGGGTCTTCGTGCTTAATGTGTGTCAGCGACGAATTTACGATAGAGAATGCGATTAAGAGCATAGAAGATAGACTGTGGGTAAATTATATAAAAGACGGTAACAGAAAACGACCAGAAGAATATAAAAATATAAGAGAATTTGTTGGTAGCTTCACTAAATTCTACAGCTCTGTAGAATTAGTTGAGGTTAAGTAGTTTTCCATGTAAGTTAGTTGCCGGCACTGGTCTGTGAAGATAGGTGTCGTTTTTTTTTAAGAAAGGAGGATAAAGATGGAGAAAAGAGACAAGGAAATGCCTTACGAGGTAGTCATACAGGAAAGAAAAAGAGTGGATTTATACGGTAATGTAGTATATTATATCTATTGGTTTGATAAATATGGGAACGATATTACAAACGAATGGAAATTATGGAGCAAGGGTCCGAAAAAGGAATACGATAGAGTTAATCGTTATCTAACGGATAGTTGGTTGAAGGAATACTGTGGGAATAACAATTTAAAGATAAGTAGAATAAAGGAATGAAAACGATAAAAGTAGATAAAGTGATATTATATTACATGGATCGGGTAGACCCTGACGGGAACTTATACCGGTTCTATATGTATAAAGGAATGGCATCTGAAATAGAATACTTTTGCACGAAAGAGGCAGGTAATATGACCATACCAATCGGAGAAGGAAAGTATGTCAAGATCGTACCAAAAGAAATAGAGAGAATACCGGTAAGGGGATATAGGAAGCTTGCTGGAATATGGAATTGTGAAACATGTAACGGAAAGGGATGGTATAGGCTTTTTAATTATTTCAAATACAAGCCGACCCTATGTTATTTTAAAAAAGCGGGACATGATGAAAATGGGAACACAAGATACGAAATATCATTATTTAATGCCACTATGAATGTGACAAGGTGTTTTAATCTGTGGAGAATGAAGCCAGGAAAGCATGCTATGATAACAAACGAGTATGGCGCCTTGGATATTATAAAAGAAAAATTTGACAACATAAATATAGTGGAATATGGATCTAAATAAATTGTATAAAGAAATAGAAGAAGCAGAGGTCAGTCTGAATGCAAAAAGATTAAAGTACATCAAAGAAGCATTAGCAGAAAACAATGGAATTATAAAGCTAAAGTTTAAAGAGTTTAAAGAAACTAATGATGCGTTTGACTTTGATGATCAGTTTCCGGTGATAATAGAAATTAATGGGATTCCTATGTTTTTAACGGAGGTGTATGTCAAAAAAAACGATTTTCGTATAGTTCTGCTGGATTATGATGATATGACTTTAGGTGATTATGATAATACAGGGGAAAATGAACAGGTTGCTTATTTTATTAACTATTGTTTAAATCAAGACAAAGATGGGAAAGAGTAGAAAGGATTATGAAAAGTATCTTAACTCCATATCTCCAGATAGAGACGATGAGGCATGGATCATTGGAGGAAAGAACAGGTATTGCGGTAGAGAGAATTATGGCACTATGATCAAAAGGTATGATCCTATTGGTTTTAATGTAGGATACAGGGAGTGGGTAGAACAGCCAGAGTAAGGCGGCGCCTGCCCTGCCATGAGGTCGGCCTGGCTGTCTGTGGCCAGGACCGTACATTAGTCAGATAGTGAACGACGAAAACAATACAAATGTTTGTTAATTATGAGAGTAGAAGATTTAACGAAGTTTGAAGGAGAATGTCCTAACATAGTCGTATTTGGTACATATATGGATATTAGGGTTCCATTAACGAAGAAATGGAAGAAAATTATTAACGAGAGAGGAGATAAGCCAAACACGTATCATAACTGTTTGATTAGTTATATCTCAGAGCAGATCGCGTTGTCCGGATTCAACATGAAAAGCATCGGGAACCTGTTAATAAAGGGAATCGTTTTCAATCAAAACGATTACTATAAGTATAACGACGTAGGAGGATTCCCGGCAACTATCAACGATTTGGGATATTGGGATAAAAACAGGGTAGAGCCAAATGAAGATTTTCACACTGTTAGGCTGTTTAATACAGTAAGTGTATATGGATTGATGTTTGGGCCCATAAAACAAAACAATTTCATTACGTTGGAAAACGATATAATGCAGATTAATGTTGGCAGCATAACTTACATCTAAAGAGATAAATCATGAAGCTATTATATTTAGTAGAGTCAGGAGAATCGAAGTTCCTTGTCTTTGACGAAATGCCTGATAAAATTAGCACAAAGTACGGAGATGATACCATTATTGGAAGGATAGGAGGTATATTCTATGATTTCCTTGCAAAGAGAAATGAGCGAAGAGAAGCTTTCGGAGGTAGAAAGTTCGATATCGTACTTGACAACGGGGAGATAGAGAAGTGTGAAGGGCAATGGTGGGATGCGGCGACAGACAGAGCAAGAGAAGAATTGGAAAAAGAGGGAAATCAACTTTCTAAAATGGTACTGATTGGTGTTTCTTCGGTAGATAGATTATTGGATTGCTATGTGTATTATGGGTTATGGGCATCCGAAAGTAAGATTGAAGAAATGATAGCTGACTACAAAGGTCGTATATATGAGTATTACGAATTTAAGGAAGAGGTCATTAATAAGATAAATGAGACCCTTAGAAAATCATATATTCAATCTTGGAAAGAACGGATAATACGATCTGGGATGAGACAGAAAGGGAAAGACGTGTTTGAATCACCGGATGGATTGTATATTGAGATGGTATATGAGAACAAAGCGTTTGTGCCATATAGACCTATAAAAGAAATCCAGGATTTACCTATAGATGCAAAGTATATACCGCTTCTTACAAGGATATTTGGAAAGAACATACTTGCGGAGATAGGAGGAGATAAGATATTTATAACTACTGGAAAATATGCTGTGAATTTTTGGTGCTGGAAAAAGTAAGCATAATGTAAAAAGAAGATTAAAATAAGGTGATTATATACAACTTTACACTACTACCAAAAAATAATCATTGACCAGCACATATTACAACCTCATAACAATATTCATAAAAATGTTGTTATGAGGTTGTTTGCATTTCCAAATATCTATATCTTTGCCCTCACGTATTAGAGTTAAGACGTAGAAGCGTTAAGATATTATCCGGCATTGAAATCTGGACAATTTCATCGAACAGGATAATAGCAAATGTTTCTACGCCTGTGTTGTTGTATATCACTTTGCTTAATACAAAGGGCAAACTATATACCAGCATAAGGCGTGGATCTATTGTGTATTATTGTTCGATGGGCAGTCCAGAGCCTCAATGTCATAATATCCAATAGTCTCCGCGCTTTTTTTATTTGTTAATCTTTCGAAGGAGGCAGAAAGAGCAAAATTATTTCATATGAAAAAGTATCTATTATTGTTAGTTGTTCTATTGGGTAGTGTATGCGCTTACTCACAAAACAAAATGGTTGAAGCTATTCATTAAAAAAATGGAAGTGTTATAAAAGGGGTTATTATCGAGCAGATACCAGACAAGCAAATTACTATTCGCACTTCTGATGGTAGTACGTTTGTGTATCCTATGGAAGATATCAGTAAAATAACCAAAGAAGAGAAAGAATCTAAAATTCCATTTAAGATATCCAATGAAAAGTACGATTTGACAGGGAGTAGATTTATGATTGATCTCGGATACTGGGCAGGTGGATACAAAGGTCCAGAATTATATTTCACGTATGGAAGCCAAATCAATCAGTATTTATTTGTAGGAGGTGGAACCGGCATACACTATATGACCGATTATTCAACAGTAAGCATACCTATATTTGCTGATGTGAGAGGATATGCCTTAAATGGTCCAATATCACCTTTTATTGCATTAAGAATAGGGTATAAGTTCAATACTAAAGAAGCACCAAGACATGCAAAAAAAGGTGGATTGTATTGTAACCCTTTTATTGGTGTACGGTTTATGACTACTAAAAAACAAGCTGTTAATTTAGGTATAGGATATTCTATACAAAAGGTATCATTTGATGAAGAATGGGGAGATGGAAGTGGTGACATGAACGGATTTAGTATAAAGGTAGGATATGAATTTTAACAATAACATGAAACAAGTACTACATATATTATTAACCTTGCTACTTTTATTCACATTTTCGTGTAACGATGATAATGTGAATAATGACAATAACAGCATATTAATAGGTTCATGGGGAGAGCAATTCCCCGCAGATGAATTTTTCGAACTCACATTTTATAATGACGATACAGGCGTAATGACTGTATATTACAATGAAGGCAAAAAGAAAAGCCCAGATCCTTTCACATACTCTTTTGATAAAAATACAATGAGATTAGTCATTGTATTTGATAGTGACCCTGAGCCACCTATTGTTTATGATGTTAAGGTGTCAGAAGGTTGGCTAAAACTTGATTGTATATCTGGTGATTTTGAAGATTTCTCAATGTACAAAATAAAGTAATACGAAACAATATGATAGTAAAAGCGGTGGTAACTTAGTTTATCACCGCTTTTTTTTATAAATCAATTAATTATTCACTTTTAAAAATTACAGTTATGAAAACATTAAAAGAAAAAAACAAACAATCTTTTTTCGCAAGAAAGGAAGAAGTTTATTCCTTAATAATGGAAATGGGATCATTATTGGCAGATTATGATCATCAATGGTCTAATGAGCTAAGAAGAAAATTTGAAAGAGTTACTTCTTTCCTTTCCTCTTTGAATTAGAATATTTTCTATCATAAGGGGACTTGTTAGTTGGCTTTAATGAAATCTTTTCATCTTGTGCTTTTGAATTAATGGCATTTTTGGTTCTACCCATCTTATATGCTATTAACTTTGTTGGAGTATTGCCTTTTATTAGTTTTATTAGCTTTTCTATCTCTGTTGAAGTCCAACGCTTACCAGAATTATCTTTCTTTTTCATGATATTAGTATTATTAAATTAGACAATCCTCAAAAATAGAAAAGAATTAGAAATTTAACAACAAAAAAAAATAATTCAAAATCAGACATTCGATTAATTTGATTGATTTTTAGTTGGTTATATGAATGTATTTTTGTATTTTTATAATCCAATATAAAGATAAAAAGTATGTTCGATTTTAAATCACTTCCTGAATTTTCAAAATTGTTTCCTGATGAGCAAGCGTGTATAACCTTTCTTGAAAAAGAAAGGTGGGGAAATCACGTTGTTTCTCCTTTTGATCCGGAATCTAAGGTGTATAAATGCAAAGGAAATAGATACAAGTGTAAAAACACGGGTAAATATTTCAATGTTCGTACAGGAACGATTTTTGAAAATTCGAAAGTCTCATTACGAAAATGGATGTTGGCTTGTTATTTTGTTGTTGAAATGAAAAGAGGAGTATCATCTTTACAGTTGTCTAAAATCGTGGGAGTAACACAGAAAACGGCTTGGTTTATGCTTCAACGTATTCACAATTGTTTTAATATTGAAATAAAAGAGCCGTGTTTGAAAGGCGAGATTGAAGTGGATGAAACTTATATTGGTGGCAAAAACAAGAATAGACATAGTAAGGATAAAGTTAAAGATGCACAGGGGAGATCTTTAAAAGATAAAACCCCTGTGTTTGGGACACTCCAACGAGAAGGATTTGTTGTCGCTTATGTCATTACAGACACAAAAGGTAAAACCTTACTTCCTTTGATATACAATACCGTTCATCCTAATTCTACCATATATTCTGACGAATGGTATGCGTATAACGGGATCAACAAAGAAAAGTTTGATCATCAAAAAGTATATCACAAAAAGGGAGCGTATGTAATAGGCAGAAGATCAACAAACACAATCGAAGGATATTGGAGCCATTTGAAGAAAATGATTTCTGGAACCCATTTCTGGGTGTCGAGAAAACATCTTCAAAGATATGTAGATTGCGAATCTTTCAGATATAACACGAAACATCTATCGGAATCTGAAAGATTCGATGTATTTTTGCAGAATACCAAACGACGATTAAGGTATTCACAAATTAATTAATGCAATGGAAAAAATAGATAATAAAATCAAGTACGAAGGAGAATTAGACCTCAATGGTTTAAAAATTCCTTGTTACGTTTTGGAGGATGGTAGAAGAGTCCTATCTACTACCGGAATGCAAAACGTTTTAGGACTTGACGATCCTAATGATAGATCGGGTACAAAATTAGTAAAAATACTATCCTCCAAAGCTATAAGCGACTGTATTCCAAATGGTTATTTATCGGTAAAAGATAAGTCATTTCCTTGTTTTAAAGGATATAGAAGAATAATGGCTTATGAAGCTACAATATTACCTGATATTTGCGAAATCATGCTTAATGCCAGAGATTGTGCATTAAGCAAAAAAACATCTTTAGGTGTCAATCAACAAACAGTCATAAATAGATGTGATATAATTGTTAGAGCACTCGCGAAAGTTGGTATCATAGCATTAGTGGATGAAGCCACAGGGTATCAAGAAGACAAAAATAGGGCGAAAGACGAACTACAGAAATTCCTAAATCAATTCCTTACAGAGGAAGCAAGTAAATGGGTGAAAACATTTAATGATAGCTTTTTTGAAATGATTTACAAGATGAGGGGATGGGATTGGGAAAATATACATAAGAGGCCCGCCGTTGTTGGTCAGTGGATCAATGATATTGTTTATAAAAGACTTGGACCGGGAGTTCTTGAAGAACTTAAGATAAGAAACCCTAAAAACGAGAAAGGGTATAAACCTAAAAAAGATCATCAATTCTTATCAGAGGATCTTGGAAAGCCTAAATTAAAAGAACATTTAGCTGCAATAGAGGCATTGGGAAGGGCTTCAGACTACAATTGGGATAAGTTCAAAGAAATGTTAGATAAGGCTTTACCAGTACAAGATAAGTTGTATGACGAGATAATGAGGGGAGAATGTGGAGATCCAAACATAGAAGAAGATATGAAGAGAATAGCTAAAGGCATATTTAGCTATAATCCCAAAACAGATCCTAACGACCCTCTTTTTGATAAAACCACCTCTAAAAAAGGTGGTAACGAAAAAGAATTTTAACCATATAAAACAGAAGCCGGATATACGTTAATCATTATCCGGCTTCTGTTTTATATAGATGGTGTAAAGTTGTATATAATAACCTTAAATAATTTCAAAACTAAAAATATTTAAATTAATTAAACAATAATAAGACATGAAACAAGATATAGAATTTGCTGTTCCTCTTTTTAAAGCTGGTGCAGAATGGCGCATTAACAGCGTGTGGCATTCTATAACAGTAATTCCAGATTGCCACCGTTTTATTGTGTTTCTCCCTAAGAAATCAACAATAGGATCAAAGAATCCAATTATGGGTATATTGGAAGAGAACAGAACTTTTATATCCAGCCGTCCAGGATGTATTTTATGCAGATTAGATGAAATGGAATCATGGGCTTATTTGGATGATCTATTACCTTAAGTAATTATATACTCAATTTTAAAAGTTAGAATTATGAAAAAATATTTAACAGACAAAGAAAAAGAGGAAAGAATGAATTACCTTACCATTCATAAATGTAAAAACGAGGATGAACGTAAAGAGTTAAAAGAATTATGTGATTGGTATTTTAAGGATACTCCTGTGTTAACTATGTCTTTTTCTTTAACAGAAGAAGATCTTCGGGTAACAATGGAAAGGGACGTGGAGTTGTCGGCGGTAGCCGGAGCGGTAAAGAATCAACACCATAAGAAGAAAATTTGAAAGGTTATGACCGACAGAGAACTTCTTGAAGAAAACAATAAGATGTTAAAGGAAATTCTAAGTTTTGTGAGAAAAGTTGACTCTGTTGAATACAGGGATCATCAAGACTTTATGGAATTTCTTAGAAATGTGGCAGCCGATATATGGGTGGAATATACGGAGCCTGAACAAAGAAGTAAGTTGTTTAATCTAATAAATAAAGAAAAATGAAAACAATTTTTGATTTAAGCAGAGATGAGATTGTGGAATTGACAGACGAAGACATAAGTCTGTATATAGACAAAGAGCTTGCTAATAAAGGTATTCCAATTGAAGCTAAAAACTGGAATATAAAGAACAAAAAAGAAGTCGTGTATCCAAGAACTGGAGTTCCGGTATTTATGTTAAAAGATATCGGCATCGGTTTTAGAACCATAGAAGGTGCAACTGAGGTGGCTAATTTGCTTGTCAAGTATAATGCATTTAAAACAGAATCGAGATATCTGGCAGGAACGTATGAACAGTTTTGGATCATGAAGGAGGGTGTTTGCCCGGCTGTTAAAGGAGAAACAGGATATAGCAAGGAAGAGTTTGATAAGATAAATGAGAAAAATAAAAACCCTGAATTGACAAGTATAAATACCTTCAATGACACCGTGAAAAAAGCCAATGAAATTAAAAACAGGGTGTTGAAATGCGTGTACAACATAAAACAAGAGCGTTCATATAACAATGACCTGGTTGGTATCTTTGAAAGGTATAAAGATATAGCAGACGGTAATATGGAGGTAGCTATGAATTTTATTAAGGAAGCCTATCCATTCAATGAAGAAACAGAGTCGTTTATCAGAAAAAAGTTTGACATGCCTATACCGGACGAATCAAAAGAGCAGTAATTAAGCTAAATTAAATCATTTTGAATCTTTTTTATTATCAAAAGACATATCTTTGTCCAAAAAACAAACATAATGGAAGAAAAAGAGATAAAAGAAGCTATGATTGAAGCCCTGACGCATTTAGAGGGGTGTAAGTATTTCGTGGCTACGATAGTAAATGAAGAGGAAAGAAGATTTGATATGAGCCAACGAATGTCACAGCATCAATTGGCGTTAGTTATAAAAGGTATCTTATCTAATAATGAGATGATGATGATGGACGTTTTGCAGTGGTGTTCTGAAAGATTTAAAAACAGTATAGAGAAAGGAAAGAAATCAACTAATTAAATATTAATACAATGAATCGCTGGTTTGAAATTACGGTAAAAGCCGAGATTGATAATATCGAGAACGGCAAAAAAAAGAAAGTAACTGAAAAGTATTTGGTGGATGCCTTGTCTTATACAGAGGCAGAATCAAGATCGTTGGAGATCTTTAAAGATTTGTACAATTCTTTCGAGGTTGTAAAAATTAACCCTATTAAAGTGTCGGAAATCTTCTTCAACGGAGAAGCTGAGTACTGGTATAAGTGTAAGGTTAATTACATTACACTGAATGAAAAGAAAGGTAAAGAAAAGAAAACGCCATGCTATATGTATGTCCAGGCCGGCAATCCGAAAGATGCTGAGGCTGTGTTAACTAAGGGGATGCAAGGTACGTTGGGCGACTGGAATTGCGAGTCTATTGCAGAAACGAAAATCATTGAAGTATTTAAATACGATCTGCAAAAAGGTGTAGAAAAATTGGGAGAAAAGAAAACTGATGAGTGATGTTGTTTCCCGTGTAGCACTTGCGACGGCAATTGTATTATTGGTAGTAGCAGGTGCTACTTTGCTGATAGTGATTAAGACCGAAGAAGTACCGAGATGGTTAATGAACTTACCATATACGTTATCTTTAACGGCAGTATCCTTTTCAATTATATCACTTGTATTGAAATATAGAGAGTGGAAAAGAAATTGTACGTCTGCGAAAGATGCGGACGAAAAGTGATGATAAGAAGTCATGGCTTATGCCAGGCTTGCAGGAGTAAAGAGTTGACTCCGAAGAAAAAAGACAGAATTACATCCATTAAAAACAGCAGCAAGAAGAAAAAGTTAGAGAACCCGGATTTATCCGGGTTTTTTCGTCTTATGCTGGAAGAGTTAAATAATAGTCGGATGTCTATGACCGGTAAGGCTATTCATTTTCCTACAGTATGTAACGTCTGTCACATACTTCCGAAAAGGATATATAAGTCGGTTGCTACTTGCAGGGATAATATAGTTTTCCTACATGAATCGGAGCATACGATATTCGACATGTATCTCGACCGGATGGAATTTGATAAACTTGAAACAGAATTTCCTTTTGTATGGAAGTATGCGGTAAAGAAGGTGCTGGATATGGAAGGCAGGGGAATGATTAAAGAAAGAGGCAGGTTGATTATTGAAATAATTGATAGGTATGATAGAAGAAAAGATTAAAATATTAACAGATTTAGGGTTTGTACCTATGGTGGAAGGAGAAGGAAATACGTTGTTTAGAATGAACGATGTTGTGATGTCGGTATCAGATCCTAATCAAACACCAGAGCAGTTAAAAAAGGAAGTTATGACTTTGATAAAGAATAAAGACATAGCCGAAAGAGGTGGACAGGTTCCAGTAGTTGAAGAGCCGGCGCCTGAGCCAGAGCCGGTCCAGGGAGAGGAACCGGAAGCTCCGGCGGAGGAAGCCGCTCCTAACCCTGGAGAAGAAGATTTGAATCCGTTTACAGAAAATCAGGAAACGTTAGAGCCATTTTATATCTGTGATGAGTTAAAGAAGATCGAGACTCCCAAATTCGTAAGATTGACATTAGACGGTAATCGTTTTTATGTAAGAAAGATGGACGATGGGACAGCCAAGATATATGCTTCGGTAACAACCATGATCAGAGACGGATTCGTAGATGACAAGACGGCTCTTCAAGAATGGAGGCAGGAGATGAGGATGATTGGTCGCAATCCGGAAGAAGTATCAGAATATGATGCAGATAAAGGAACGATCATGCACTACCTATACGGATTGTACTTGACAGGTAGAGATATGGTCTTAAATCGAAGTTTTATAGTTAAGACAGTGCAAGAAGGCAAGCTTAAGATATCGAAAAAGAATCTTGACAAATTCTTTGGTAGCATAGATGATCTTGACGATATGATTGTTAGGGTTATGAAGTTTGCTAAATTTTGTTCGGAGTATAAGGTTAAGCCGATGATGATTGAAAGAATATTGTCATTAGAAGATTATTTGGTAGCTACGCCGATAGATGCGATGGTTAAAATGACATTCAAGTACAAAGAAGAAGGTTATTTTGGAGCCGTATATCAAAGGGCTACGGGACAGTTCAAAAAAGGAGATCCGAAGAAGGAAGTGAGAGAAGTGGAGAAAGAAGAGATTGTTATCTTAGATTTTAAATCGGGTGACATACGAAATGAACATGCTTTTCAGTTGGAGGCTGAAAGGAGAATGGTTAAAAACTGGTACGGAATTGATGCACGTATTATGAATTTTTCTCCAAAAAGCACGAACAGTAAAGGTTATACGCTAAAAGAATGGTCTGATAAAAATGCTGCTATGGAGAAGGCAGACTGTGTATTCCAACAAGGGATGTTGAATCACCTTAGAAAAGATAAGAGGTTTAAGGTAAGAAAAGGAGTGCTGAATATCAATAAGCCATACAATGAAGAGGATCATATTGTTGTATATGATATTGCTGAGGAAATGTCTAAAAGATTCGTAATATGAGTGATATTGTTATTCCTGAAGGAGATTATGTGGAAATTGTAAAACCGATATGTATCAATCCTTTTGGTGATTATTTTATTAACATCAAAAGGGGGTCAAGATTAAGATTATCGAAAGATTTGAAGATAGGGGATAAGTATGCAATATGCATACTCACATCTTATGAGAAATATGGCAAGAATGTTAATGTGACAATGCCTATACTGGTTAGAAACACAAGAATAGTATGAAAAGAAAAATTAGAAGAACCGGGGAGATAATAGACGTAATCACCTTCAGTGGTTCAACTATAAGAAGCGACTATGACCAAATACAATTCTATGACAGCAACGGAAGTGTGATAAATGAGAGTTTAAATTATTATCTCGATACCCTTCCTGTGGATGATGAGAACAAAGATGTAGACTGGGAACAACGTAGATTCGATCTTGTTAAGGCTTATTCTATTGAGTTCATTAAAATGCAAGATAGAAAAGGAGAAATAGATTGCGGAGTATATATACCAAATGTGGTGTCATGGTCTATAACTATAGCGGATAGAATCATAGAAGCAATAAGAGGAGTTAAAAATGCTTGATTTCAGAAGATACGAAAACGTACCCCGGTTTCAACTTGACCGCAGGCCCGGAAGGAGCCGGCTGAAGCTAACCTGCCCGGCTTGCGGAAAAAGCCGGTGCCTCACTCCTTATATTGATGTGGCAACAGGTCAGGTTGTTGGCAACGAGTTCGGAAGATGCGATCATGAACGGACTTGCGGTTACGATAAACGACCTACTGGTAAGGATGTAGGTGACAAAGATCTTTGGATTTCGGGAAACAAGTGTATAAGAGCTTATCGTCCTCCTGTAAATCCTGACGTTGTAAATTACATACCTTTTAGCGAGTTTGAGAGGACTGTGGTTCCAGACGACAGAAACACCGTATTTAGATTTTTATCGTCTCTATGGGGAAAAGAAAGGGTATCTGATGTATTCAGGAGGTATCATGTCGGAACAATGGACTTATGGGGATGGAAAGGGTGTTGTATATTCTGGCAGATAGACAAAGATTTTGTATGTAGAACCGGCAAGATCATGGACTTTTATATAAAGACCGACAGCCAGGGGAATGAGATTGATGTAAAAAGAGTGAAGGAAAAAGACGGTGACAATGAGCGACCTCATGTCATGTTTTATCACTCGTTGCATGCAAGAGACTTCTTGTTTAGACAATGCCTGTTCGGAGAGCATCTTTTAAGCCAGTATCCGGATAAGGTAGTTAATTTGGTGGAGTCAGAGAAGACGGCTATTATATGCGCCGTGAATAAACCGGATGAGTTATTTGTAGCTACCGGTGGGTTGCAGAACTTAAGACCGGAAGTGATAGATGTTTTAAAAGATAGAAAGACTGTAGCTTTTCCGGACAAAGGACAAGCATTTGACACATGGAGTAAAAAGATAGATGGGATGATGATGAAGTCAAGGATAAAAGTATCGGACTATCTTCAGAGTGTTGAGAATGTAGGGGACGGAGATGATGTGGCAGATTTGATAATTAATAACAAAGTAAAAGAGAAATATTATGAGCCTGGACGTTTATATTAAGAGCAAGAAGAAAGAAGAGGATCGTAAATGGGTTGCAAACATCACCCACAACATGAACAAGATGGCACAAAAAATATTCGTATCAGAAAACAAAGAAACACTATACGATTATGTTTGGAGACCGGAAGAATTGGGCAGGGAAATAGATACTAAGGAGATGGTGAAGATACTCACAAAAGGTATATATATTATGATCTCCAAGAGAAAGAGTCTTTTGAGATACGAACCAGAAAACGGATGGGGGTCTTATGATTCATTTCTTAAGTTTCTTATCGAATACAAAGAGGCATGTGAAGATAATCCAGGGTGTGTAATTGAAGCAAGCAGATAATATGGAAAATTACAAAAACACTTTAAATGAGGTAGTGGTGATCGAATCGTCACCAGAAACGTATTTTGTTTACGCTATTCGTAATGCTATTCGTATCTCTAAATGTGCATATCCGACAGCCAAGAAAGTAATTTTCAAAAGAGAGGACGTAGAGGTAGAGATTTCGGAAATGGAAACTGAAAGCAGTTTGTATGAAAAGTTTAAAGAAAAACAAAAGAATAGGGTATGGAACTTAATGAGCGCCAACAACGGGTTTTAAGAGGCGAAATTTGTCCTTATTGCGGAAAAGAAACCGAGCTGGTCAATGCCGATAAAATATATAACAGAAAAGGATTAGGGATGGTTATGATGTGTAAACCATGCAATGCTTATGTCGGTGTTCATGAATCAGGGCCGAATAAGGGAAAAGCTAAAGGCCGGCTTGCGGGGCCATCACTGAGGTCTCTTAAGATAAGAGTCCATGCCGAACTTGACAGACTATGGTCTACGCCGGAGGAACGGGAAAGGATGTATAAAGATTTATCTGAATTTCTCTCTATACCGGAAGAGTACACACATATAGGTATGTTCGGAGAGAAGACGATGGGGAAAATCTTTCAGTTCTGTCATGTAAACAAAGAGCGATCAGGTTCGAGAATAGAATGGCATAAGCCTGGAGATAAGTGCCCTAATAAGAACAACCAAATAGTGTCAGGCAGTAGCGCATGCAGAGGATGTCCTGAGTATCTTCATGATGAGAAAGACGGGTATGTCTGGTGTGATCCCGACATGAGCTACGGTAGGTTGAAATAGGGCGCGAATTGCCTATCTTTGTGCTATTATTAATCAAAAAAAATATAAGCACATGGGCAGATCAACAGAGTACTACAGGACTCATCCCGAAGCCAGGAAGAAAAAGGCTAAAAAGGACAAGGAGATAAATGCCAGACCGGAACAGAAAGCCAAACGCCGAGAGCTTGGTCGTAAAAACTACGAAACGGACAAGAAGAAGGGCAAGGGCTGGAGGAAAGGCAAGGATTGTTCTCATACCAAGAACGGTCTTAGGTATAAATCAGTAAAAGCTAATAGGGGATCCAAATCGGATACAAAAGGTGACAAAAATGCACGAGGAGATAGCAAATAAGATAGATATAAGAAGGATATTCAAGACCTCTAAACAGGTTATGGAGGAGGCGTATGAGAATATCTTGAAATACAGGCGGGGAGAGCTTATCCCCGCTAAAACCGGATACGATTATATTGATGAGGCTTTGCTTGGAGGTATTTTCCCTCAGCATGCTATTGCCATAGGAGCTCGGCCATCTGTGGGTAAATCGTATGTGGCCCAAAAGATATTGGAAAATGTGATGAATCCGATGATCAACCCGCAAGCAGAAGATTATTTTCTTGTCAATTGCGAGTTCGAAATGAATCCTCAAGATCTTCTTCTTCGCAGAATGAGCCAGGATATGAAAAAACGGGCTCCTGAAATATTAAGAAGGCAAGATTCTAATACAGTAGAAGAGATGAGGATGTTTGAAATCCTTCAAGGTGAAATTAGAAATAATATAATATACATCGATGCTCCGTGTACGGTAAAAGAGTTTGAGGCGGCTGTGTATCATATAGCTACCAAACACAAAGACAAACGTCTTATAATATTTAAAGTCGATCATATTGCTTTGATAAAAAGAATGGGATTAGATCCTAAGTCGGCTATAGATGATTTGGTGGCGGTTATGAACGAGGCTAAATTAGTATATAAAAACATATTTTTCCTCATCATATCCCAATTCAACAGAGAGATAGAAGGAAGGATAAAAAGCCCTCAAGAGCAGCCTCCCCGTCTTTCTGACTTTTATCAGTCTGATACGCTGGGGCAACTATGTACGTTAATGATAGGTTTGCATAATCCTCGCAGATACGGGCTGGACAAGTATATGATATTTGGGAAAGACTGGTATCAGACTCTTGACCGGTTTAAAACTGAAAACAAAACATCATTCAGGACAGCCGGACTGGTGTTTCATCATATACTGAAGGTAAGGCAAGTTAGTATGGAAGAGCTTACTAATACAATCCACCCAGAGATCCTGCCGGGGCATGGATGGATGTACGGGGAGGGAGGGACGAAGTTCGTGAACCCCAACCAGCCGCCGACGCCGCCCAAGCTCTATACTGTGGAAGACGTTACGAACAATCAAGATCAAGAACAAGAGGTAAAGGAAGAACAGTCAGTATATTAAAAAAAAAGAAACGTATGAGACTTACCGTAGAAGAAAACGAATACCTGATAAGTAAGTTCCTTTTGGTTCTTACTGAGTTCGCAGGGGATGAAAGAGAGATGTTTTTAATCAACTCCATACATGATAAAGCAGTAGCGGATATGAATTATCGTCTTCCGTCTTTAATAAGCAGAGAACGCAAAAGACGAGTCATTGAGCTTCTTAAAGAAGGGACCAGAATAATCAAAGACTTTTCTGGTTATGCAGGTGATATGGGTATGATTAACGAATACGATCGTCTAAAGAAAGAAATAGGTACCGTCCAAGACCAGCTTGGTGACGTAGAAGGTCAACTTCGGGCAGCAGGAGAAGTTATTAAAAAAGAACTTGATATGATTGCTGACCGGATCAAAGAAGACCTTCTCGACCGAGAGCTGGCTAAAAGTAATGCCGAGGCTGAAAGAAAAGCCAAAGTGGATCCGAGATACGAAGTAGCTTTAGGTGATTACAAGGAGATGCTGGAAGTTATTTTTACAACCAGAAACAAGTATTCTACGGTAGATTCTGTACATGACGATCTTCGACAGTCGGTATCTACCGGTAGAAATTCGATTATCAAAGAAGGGTACAACAGTTAAAAACAAGGAGGAAATATGGAAAAGAAGGAATTTAAAGTAGGAGAAGTGTTTGATGCCGGACTTGTGAGATTAAAATGTGTGGAACCTACGGCGCCAAATGCAGGATGTGAAGGATGTATATTCAATTACTTTACATGCGGGGCAGTGGATGTGATTGCAGGTCCGTGTAGTCACGCGGAGAGGGAGGATAATAGAGATGTTATTTTCATTAAAGCTGATTAGGAATGTACATCAATTTCAGACAACTTACAGCATCAGACATGACTCCTAATGATCTCGCTAATCTTCTTGCCATAAGACAGAAGGATGCGGTTATGATCGAAGCCATACCGGAAGAAGACGCTGGAAGATATATAGAGCTTGGCCTGGTTGAGAAATTAAAATCAGGCGTGATGAGATTAACCAACAAAGGAACGTCTTTTGTGAATTATATAGAGACACCGGAAATGACGGACGAGGTTCTGGAAACGTTGAAGATTATGATAGGAATGTACGAATCATATTCAAAAGACATAGGTGTCAGCAGAAAAGAAGCGGAATCCAGATTGTGTTGGTTTATGGGTAATACTTCATTTAAGAAAGAGGTCATACTTCAAGTAACGGAATCTTATATAGCAGAGTCAGGAGATTACACAATGAGCTTATGTAACTTCATATGGAAACCGCCTTCTCAGGCTTTTTCAGTCCATATGAACCTTAAAAACTCAAAGCTCTTTGACCTAATAGCTGAAAAATTTAAGATCGCTACCGAGCCTTATTTGGAGCCTAAGAAGAATAAGGAAATGGATTGGTTGTTTGCCGTATCTAAATTGCCTACGCCGCCGGCTAAAGGCAATCCGGATTATTTGTTTACCGGAAGTTCGGAAACAGACAAAGAGAGGTTGAAAAACATAAAAACGTATTTATTTAACAAAATTAGAAAGCAATGGAAAAAGTAAGAATTAGAAAGATAATAGAGGATATAATTATTACTCAGTTTCTTAATTCGGAAATGGATATAGTTCATGAAGAAGATGTGTCGTTTAAAGAACTTGGATTAGATTCTATTGATCGAATTGAGCTTGATGCGATGGTGGAACAAAAATTCAATATCGTTATTATTGATTATGATACAGAATCCATCAAAGATATGACTGATCTTGTTTACAAAATAATAACAGAAGGATATGGGAAATGATATAATTTTATGCATGGCTTTAATAGCGTCATTTGCTTTTGTTATACAGTTTTTATTGTCGATATTAGGATCTGATCTGGATACGGATATTGACATTGATAACGCTTCTGATTTAAGCATGTCTTTGTCGGACATCATATCATTCAAAGGCATAACACATTTTATTCTTGGATATAGCTGGACTACGTACTTTTCGGGTTCCCATTTAGTAGGGATCGTAATAGGGTCATTTTTCTTTATCGTTTTGTTTTACGTATATAAGTTACTTCTTAAGTTAAAACAAGAAATGGTGTACGAATGTCCGGAAGATTTAAATGGCAGAGAGGCGGAGATAGTATTTAGATCAGGTAAGAATCATTATATGGTAAATATTTCGAAAAATGGAAGACAGGAACAGATGAGAGTGAGGTGCTTGTCTGGAAAAAATTACAAAAACGGTGACAAGGTGAATATAAAATACGAAGAAGGAGAATTAAGTATCTAATTTTTTTTATCAACAATTAAATTTTAAAAGTTATGACAACAATCATGTACGTGTCAGCTATCTTAGCTGTAGTGATTATTTTGACAATCATCGGAGTCTTATCAAGGTATCGTAGATGTAAGCCTAATCAGGTCTTGGTCGTTTATGGTAAGACAGGTGGGGAAAAGAAATCGGCGAAATTATATCATGGTGGAGCGGCATTTGTCTTGCCTATTATTCAAAGCTATGATGTTTTGTCAATGGAGCCTATGCAAATAGATTGCAAGCTTACCGGTGCTTTGTCATCTCAGAATATTAGAGTAGATGTTCCTACGACTATTACAGTAGCTATCAGTACAAATCCAGAGATCATGCAAAATGCGGCAGAAAGACTTTTGGGAATGGATACCGAATCTACTGAAAATCTTATTACGGACATCGTTTACGGTCAGATGCGTTTGATTATTGCTGAAATGACAATCGAAAAACTTAATTCTGACAGGGATGAGTTTTTGGATAAGGCAAGAAAGAACATTGATAACGAGCTTAACAAGTTAGGTCTTTACCTCCTGAACATCAACATCAGTGACATTAGAGACGAAGCCGGTTATATTATGAACCTTGGTAAGGAGGCTGAAAGTAGGGCTCTGAACGAAGCACAGGCTAATATCGAAGAACAGGAGAAGCTGGGGGCTATTAAGATTGCTGTACAGCAGAAGGAGAAAGAAACGGCTGTGGCTAATACCAAAAAAGAACAAGAGATTCAAATTGCTTGTACTGAAAAAGAAAAGGAAACAATAGTAGCTGAAACGAAGAAAGAAAAAGAAATAGCTTTGGCTTTAACCGATAAAGAAAAACAGATTGGTGTAGCTCAAGCAGATAGAGACAGGGCTGCGGTTATCGCAAAAACTTTAACCGACAAGGAATCGGCGATCGTAAGATCTAAGGCAGAACTTGAAGTAAATAAAGCCGAGGCTGAAAGGATGGAAGAAGTCGGAAAGAATAAGGCTGAAGCTGACAAGGAAGCAGCTATAGCAATACAAGACTCTGAAGCTCAGATTAAGAAGGCTGAGGCTGAGAAAAATGCGTCTATAGGATACAACAATGCCCAGAAGGAGGTTGCTGTGTCAGTATCAGAACTACAGATTATCAAAGCTCAATCAGAGAAGAAGGCCGGAGAAGAAAAAGTTAAATCGGAAGCGGCTGTAAAAACAGCAAAAGAGCTTGCCGACAAAGAAGTGGAAGAAGCTAAGGCTAAGAAAGTTCAGGCTGCGCTTAAGGCTGAAAAGATTGTGCCGGCTGAAACCCAGAAGGAAGAGGCTATCTTGCAAGCTGATGCCGAGGCCGAGAAGATCAAACGCCGGGCTGAGGCTGAGGCAGCAGCACATTTGGCAAAAGCTGAGGCAGAGGCAAAAGCTATTCAGATGAAGCTGGAGGCAGAAGCCGAAGGTAAGAAAAAGTCGTTAATGGCAGAAGCCGACGGATTTAAGGCTATGGTGGAAGCAGCAGAATCCAATCCTCAGATCGCCATCCAGTACAAGATGGTTAATCAGTGGAAAGAAATTGCCGGAGAACAGGTTAAGGCATTTGAGCACATTAACCTCGGAAATATCACGGTATTTGACGGCGGTCAGAACAGTACCGGTAATTTCCTTAACAATGTTGTTAAGACCGTCGCTCCGGCATTGGGAGTCATTGATCAGCTTCCGATTGCAGATACTTTAAAGAAGTTAAAGGGAGATGACAAAAAATAAATACAATGGCCAAGGTTACACTTGGGCCTAATTGAAGAAATAAAAGCAGCATTCATAGATTTCCTGCCGGCAGGAACAGTGCTTTACTAATTACGATATTTTTAACATGGATTTTGGACAAGATTTAGAACCAGAAGAACTGACCAAGCATTATGATCAGTGTTATGGAATTGATTTTGAAACAGAAGAAGAGGAGGATGAAGAGTATGACCGATGAGGAATTTGCATTAGATAATAAGAAAAAGGTTGTTGTAAGAAAAAGAATATCTTATTTAAACAAAGGGGATAAAGTGTGGATCGTGTCTTCCGACGGGTATCTGCTACACACGGACGTAGTTAGAGCCGAACGCGGACGGTCTTATGTGGATATAGATGGGATTCTGTATTGGAAGCGAGGATTAGATGGCAAGCATCGTAATCGTAATAACTACATGCAGTTTGCCATGACACCAGAAGACGGTAAGAAGTATGTCGTATATTACCCGGAAGGATTTAAAGACAATGACTTATGATGGTCCCGGAAACGCATTTGCTATATAAGGAGTTTAATGGTGTAAAACGTCTTGCCATATCTTATTCCCAGATAGATACGTTTCTTACCTGTCCAATGAAATGGTATAAGACTTACGTAGAGGGCAAAAGGTCTACGGAAAAACAAGAAGCTACGTCTTATGGTACGGTTATCCATAAGACACTGGAATACTTTTTTAAGAACGGAAGACAGCCTTCTGGTAAAGACCTTGGAGAAGCTATAAGTTACTATGCTTACCAAGAAGACATACCTTGGCAATCACCGGAAAATATGATGATAGCCATGAAGCAATCTGGAGAGCTTCTTGCTTGGATTGTAGATCTATTTAAAAAAGACGGGAATAGGTTTATGATAGCTGATAGTGATCTTAATCCCTGTGAGAAACTCATCAGACACGGTGCCATAATAGGGGTCGAAGAGGATTTTGTGCTACCGTACCGTCTTCCTAAGCCTGTTAACATAAATGGAGTAATTCATACTCATGTGTACATAGTAGGATCGGTAGACCTTCATCTGGCTATAAAAAGCAAGAACGTAGTTCACCATTATGTCATAGATTGGAAATCAGGTAATAAGGTTTTTGATTCTAAGAAGTTGGAAACAAATTTACAGCATCCTATATATTCATTTTACATCTATAGAAAATATGGTGGAGTTCTGCCAGATATGAACATCTATTTCTTTACCAGGACCAGGCAGTACCAAAAGGTTAAGGTGGATGAGGAACGTAAAACAAAATCTATAGAGATGCTAAATGACACTTTGTCTAAAATGTATGATTTTGAAGATAATAGTGTAAAATCATTTCAAGCGTACATCCAGGGAGCAGAAGGAGCCAGGTATAGCAAGCGGCGTGCCACCCTAAGCCAGCCTGTTCCGCAAAACAAACAACCCTGCCCGTCAGCACTGTGTTATTATTGTGACTTTGGATTACATAACAAAAACGAATGCCCTTTCTCTTCGGATTGGGATCCGTCTAAAAAGATAAAACGATGAAATACGATGATGTTCAAAAGTTAAGAACAAAATACCGGCAAGATCCGGAAGTTATAAACTTGACATACATGAGAGACGTTGCTGTACGATGCGGGAATTTCAAGAAAGCGTTTGAGCTTCAGGAGAAGCTGGAGGATATATGGTTCAACTATTTAAAAGGAGTGTAATGAAAGAAGATCTAATATGTGGAGTAGCGATCCTTTTGTATTTGGTTTTATTATACTTACTCACGACAGCTTTCATAAAAACAGGTAGAGCAGTAGATCGTTATAAGATGAAGAAGAAAACTGACAAAATCAAAGTAGGTCAAAGATACGAACATAAGAACTACTTTGAGGATCCATTTGAAAGAGGCAAGCATGTGATTAAGATATTAGACATAAAAGAAGAGTACGCTCTATATGAGTACGAAGAAAAACTATATATACGTTCTTCTGTGAGTCTTGAAGATATTGCTAAAATATATGTTTTAATTACTGATATAAAATAAGAGATTATGGAAAAGAAAGTCACAATCAAAGAAGGAATGGATATTTTTTACAAAAATGCAGGGAAAGATATATGGGTCTATATTGGAATTTTTGGAAATAAAGTACTATCCATTTTAAAAAACAAAGGTGTTATTGCATGCGAAAACGATGCTGAATATTGCGTGTTGATGGATGGAGAAGATCATTTCATAAGTATAGCAAAAGATATGAGTCACGACTATTGTTGTGAGTACGTTGTAGAAAGAGCAGAAGCCTACAGAGACTACCCCTCCAAAGGTGCTACATGCAGTGTATGCCTGTTTGAAGATAATGAGAATAAGGCAAGGGAGATGTTGAAAGAGGCGATAATAGAACTTTCAAAAAATAATATAATAGATTGTGATGGGCTTTGAACTTAGACCTTACCAAAAAGAAGCAGTAGATGCCGGGCTTAAGTTTCTTACAGGAAGATCTAAGAAGCCTGGCATAGAAGTCTTGCCGTGTGCAGCGGGGAAGTCTTTGATAATTAGCAAGATAGCTCATGAATTAAAAAGACCCATCCTTGTATTACAGCCATCTAAAGAGATTCTGGAGCAGAATTATGCGAAGGCCGTATCATTCGGTTCTGAGCCAACCATATACTCTGCTTCATGTAAAAAAAAAGAGTTATCGGCTATGACTTATGCTACACTTAAAAGCATAAAGAAAGACGTAGCAAGGTTGAAAGATATAGGGATAGACACATTATTGATAGATGAGGCGCATAGCGGGTATTCTCCTGAAGAAGGTTCTGAATTTATGGAGTTTATGAACGGGTTTCCAGAGGCGAAGGTGCTGGGCTTCACCGCCACTCCCTGCCGCCTCCGGACCTACAGCTCCATGCTGGAAGGAAACTACAGCAAGCTCAATATGCTGACGAAAGACGAGCATAACTTCTTCAAGAAAATAGTTCATGTAACTCAAATACAAGAATTAACTTCTCAAGGGTTTTGGTGTCCACTTAAGTACGAACGATGGTCGTTTGATGAATCGGCTCTGATGTTAAACAGTACCGGAGCCGAATACACCAACGAATCTATTAAAGAAAGTATTGTACGAAACGGCTTAAACAACTCTATCTACAAGCGCCTTCTTCAGCTTATGAACGAGCGTAAAGCCATTTTGGTTTGCATGGATTCTATCGAATCATGCAATAGAATATCAGAGTTCATGAATGCCAGGATGGGAGCTATAACAGGCGTCGTAACATCGCTAACAACCAAAAAGAAAAGAGAGCAAATCATATCCGATTTCAAAGAAGGCAAGTTGAAGGTAGTTTTTAATTATTCAACGCTTGCTACCGGATTTGATTTTCCTGAACTTGATTGTGTGATGTTTGGGCGACCAACTTTCTCATATTCAACTTATTACCAAATATTAGGCCGCGCCGTCCGCATCCATCCTGACAAGAAAGAGGCGCTGATAGTTGATTGCTGCGACAACATGAGGCGTTTCGGTCGGATAGAAGACCTGACAATCGAACAATTCCCTTCTAAGGGATGGTGTATGTTTGCCGGCGATCAACTTCTGTCCAATATAAGGATGGGTGATATTATTACCAAAGACGAGATCCTTCGTCGGGCAGCCTCGCTTAAATCTGTGAATGGAGATGGTAGGAGAGAGGACGATCTTGACAGCATAATAATGTGGTTTGGAAAATATGAGGGAATTAGATTCAAGGACATACCGGTGTCGTATTTTAGGTTCTTGGCTGAGAATATGGCAGTAAAACCGGGAGATAGGAAAGAAAAGATTATCGAATATTATAATAGGATAAAGGCATGAACAACAAGAGAAGAAAAAAAATATCGGATGTTATCAAAAACGTAAATAAGTATAAAACAGATTTTGAATACATCAAATCAAAGTTATCGGAGTTGAAGTACAACATAAATTCAGCCAAGGATGATGTTGATATGATTTTAGATGAAGAGACTGAGGCGAGAGATAATATACCGGAATCGTTACAAGACTCAGAAAAATATTGGGAATCAGATCAAGCTGTAACTGATATGGAAGAGGTGGTTGATGACATGGAAGGCATTATAAACGATTTAGATGATGTGATTTCAACCATAGATGGGAACATCAAAACCATAAATGGTTCTATAAAAGTAAATTTAGAAGAAATAATGTGAGTCCATAAAAACACTATAAGTAAAATTTAACACTATAATCTTTTATTAATGTATCATGATGTATATATTTGCATCATGATATTTTTTTTAGTGTTATATTTCATGAAAACAAATGTTACAATGGTATCGAAAGATCGGGAACTGTTTGGTGTTATAATTAAACAAGATACCAAAACATCATTTATGTCCTTAACAGACTTACAAGAGGCTTATACGAGAAAAAGGATAGAAATGGGATGGAATGAAAAGAGAATAGAAAACATTCTGTCCAACAAAGAAAGTGCTGAACGAATATACTATATCCTTGAAAAACAAGGATATACAATAGAAGCAGGATTTCCTGGTTTTATCCAATCTGTTGAAAAAGAATCACTTATAAAAGTGATGAAAAAGATGGGGGCTTATAAAACTATGGGAAGAGGAGAGAATAGGAGAACGATGTGCAATCCTTATATATGGGTTCTTGTAGCTATGGAGCTTAACCCTATGCTGTATGCTGAAGTAGTAACATGGTTGACGGACAAACTTATTTTAAATAGGATAGAGGCAGGAGATAAATATAATGTCCTATCAAGGGCTATATCAAGATTTCCTGATGCAGATTATACAAGAATGGCTAAAGGCCTCAATTGGATCGTTTTTAACGAACATGAGAGCATGATAAGAAACAGAGCAACTCAAGAGCAGTTAAAAGAACTTGAAATGCTTCAATCCAATCTTGCATTTTGTATAGAAATGGGAACCATATCTTCTTTTTCCGATTTAATAAACATGATGGGGACTATATATAAGAAAAAGTGGGGATCGGGAGCAGTGTCTTCTAAAAATATAAAATCTTAAAATAATGGAAACAAGTGAATTAAGGGAAATACTTAAATTGTATGGTCTTCAGCATGATGTTGTTATCAACAAAAGTTCAAAAAGGTATTCTATTGTCTTAGATAATAACATAATAGGAACCAATCACGCTGAAGAGAGGGTGGTTGTATTCCGTCCTATACCAGAAGGGAAAAACACGTTCTGCATGGAACGAGATAGGTTCTATACGGAGTTTGAAGAGGCTTTTGATGATGATAAGGCTATAGAAGCTGTAAGACAATATTTTGAAAACAATAAAAACAGAAAGTCATGAACGAAAACGAAATATTTAGGTTGAAGGGCAGAATAGCCATATCTAACCTATCACGTGAGGATAAGAACATGATAAATAGCATCCTTGATGGTGTCAACAAAAAGGATGAAGAGGAAAAAGGATATGTCTATACCGTGAGAGTAAAACTAAACAACGGAAAGGTTGTACATGCTACTTTATTTTTTAAAGGCAAGACAGGTCCCACATTTGAAGAATTAAAGAAGGAGCTTGATGATATGGGAGTTAAAGATGATGATTATAGCAATAACGGCATAATTATCATTAACCGCATTGTTATGAGCGGAGAAGAATTTGATCGCTTTATAGGCGAAGAAGAAAAATAATGGACTATATCATTATACTAATTGATTAAAACAACGATAAAACGATGGAAAAAATGGACAATAATACTAAAAACATCCTTTATCCAAAAGGATCTATTTTTCAAACACTGAAAGATGATAAGATAGATAAAAACACTATAATATACAAAGGATCTTTAGTGACTTCAGCAACAAACATAAAAGAAAATGACAAGTTTGCTGAAGTTTATTACAATGGAGACGCAATTATTATAGAAACAGACATTATGGAACTTATTCGTGTAGGAGATCCAGAAAAAAGTACTTCAATAAAATCAGTGAAAAATGACATCATTGACGACAAACTACGATGGGATTTGCTTCCGATGGAAGAAATTGAGGACATTGTAAAAGTCTATCATGCCGGAGCCAAAAAATATGGGTCTAATAATTGGCAGAATCTTGACAACGGATTTGAGCGGTATCGAGCTGCAATGTTTCGACACCTGATGGAATACATGAAAGGAGAAAGAGTGGATTCCGATACAGGATGTTTTCATCTTGCACAATGTGCATGGAACTGCATAGCTATGCTGTGGTATGACAAGCATGGAAAAGGGTTGATACCATTAAATAAGGAGGAAAAGAAATGACAACAGAACAACTAAATTATTTATTAAGAAAAGAGCTTTATGCTATAAAAAACCATAAAGACAATATTGATAGAATCAAAAAAGAATATTTTGATTCCAATTATGGGTTAAAAGAAGGAGATAAGATCCGTATTTTACACGAAGCAGGAGATGAAATGATAGGCTTCTTGAAAAAAGTTGAAGTATGTGAAGACGGAGATCTGTACTTGATAATCCAAAAACAAAACGAAAAAGGTGACAGAGGCAGAGGAACATGGAATATGTATCTATCATCAAAATCAATTAAAATAGAAAAATTATTAGATTAATAACGATATGATTAGAGCAAGATTTTACATTAAAAAATCCGACTGCGGTAACGACTACCGTCCAGTCAAATGGCCTATGGAATATCCATATTGGTGTAGTGCAGAATCCAGTAATTCATTTGTATTGGTGGCGTATGCTGAAGATGAAGACAGCATAAAAGAGCTGTGGCCGGAGGCGTATGATATTAATATCTTAGAGAAAGATACCGAAATTAGATTCACATTAAGATTTCCTAAGCCGGAATGGTATGAATTGCACGAAAGGGAATTAGAAGAATGTGATAGGTTTATATGGATTACAGATGCGTGCATGAGAGACGGTGTAATAAGAAAAGTAAAAGCTAAAATAGAAGAGTATGGTGGTCTTTTGTTAGCCGACATTCCTGATAGGATCACTTCTTATGAAATAGGAAGGGATGCTTTTGAGAGCAAAGAAGAAGCTTTAAAACATGCGGAGGAACGGAGAACGCACCTGATCGAGTCAATTAAGAAACAATTGAATGAACTTGAAAATCTAAAATTCGAATGTGATGATTAACTACGCAGCAAAAGCCAGGAAGGCTTATTTGATAAACAATTTCGATAAGATTCTTAACAGTCTTAACACGCTTCATTCGACGGTTGAGACCATGACATTATTTGTAAACGACCAGGCTTATAATTACATTCTTAAGCTAAAGGAAGTAATTAAAACCAGTCCTATGTATAAGCACAATATCAAGCGTCTTTTAAATGATATGGACAAAGAGATAAAGAGGTACAATGCTTCTATCTACTACATAAATAAAGAGCGTAGTGAGGTTATAGCTGATATAACACAGGTAATGGAAGACTGCCTCATGCCATACATAGACAACCTGGCCGGCTCTATAAAGGCAGCCGTGTGGTCGAAGGGCGTGTCCGAGGAGCGGACGGAAGCGGCGGTACTGTCCCTCATCGTGTCTTCCTTGGCTCTGACATCCGGCAGACTTATTTCAGGTGGATATCAGATTATGAAAGAAATGGGTGGTGGTCAAGGTGGTAATCCATTTACGTTTATGAGCATTGATAAGATAAGACACTTATCTACATCATTATCTGATGCTATTACCGGTGGAGAAATAGCTCTTGAAGAAAAAGAAGCCAATGACATAACTAAGGCAATGGATGTTTTTATTGAGAAAATGTCTGATTCGGATATTGTTGACAAGGTGATCAGCATACTCGAAGAGGCAGAATCTAAAAACAAGGAGGAACGATCGTGAATTATTTGGATGGGTACGTGAAAGAAGTTCTTTCTGAGCCGTACTATGATGATTACGGCTCTGGGATTTTTAGGTGGTGGGTGGAAGTGTCTTACGTTTGTGAAGGAATAGGAGCTGTCACTACCTTAATGTTTGATACGAGAGAAGAAGCGGAAGCTGTAAAACCAGGTTACAAATTTTTATGCTGAAAATAATATGAGGTATTTTGTTTTATTGATGGCACTTGTGTTATCATCATGTTCGCATGATGATAATCAGGTTAATGACGGATGGGTTATATATGATCTATCTCCTTTAAATGGTGAACGTGTGATATATACCGATTATTATTGAAAGTGTTTGTAAACACGTTTAACAAACAAATAAAGGATTTTCTTTGTTTTAGAAAAACAAAAGGGTATTTTTGTCATCAAAAAAATAGAAAAATGGAAACGACGAGCCGAAAACTTCAAAAGATAGACTCATTAGTCTTATGTGAATATATTGTTAAGCATTATGGCTCTATGTCTCACTTAAAATTGCAAAAATTGTTGTTTTATTGTGACGCATACCATCTTGCTTACTTTGGTACAGAATTGGTTTCTGATAAATTTCAAGCGTGGGTTCATGGGCCGGTTAGCCGTAAAGTGTACGACAGTTTAAAAGACAAATCAATTTTATACTCAGAATTGTCCTATAGTTATGCTCCCGGTGATATAGATGTTGACGCTGAGTTTGCCAAATTAACAACAGACCAGAAAGATTTAGTGAGTACTGTTTTGGAAAATCTTTCAGAATGGAATCAGTTTCAGCTTGAAACAGCAATACATAGAGAGTTGCCTTGGATACAAGCGCGTGTAGGTTATGGCCCAGCTGATAGATGCGAAGTTTATATCTCCAAAGAAACAACAATGAAGTTTTATAAATCAGAGTTAAATGCCTAAATCTTTTCAGAAAAAAAAAATAAAGAGTCTTTTATTGATTCAGTGGATACCAAGGGGAATACAATATCGGAGATTCTGTTAAGATCGTAAAAGTGAAATAATATGAAAAATAATTTAAAACTCGTATGTCCGAAATGTGGCACCCCTCACCAGCCTCATTCTCCGCACACGATGGATGCAAATGGATTTGAAAGGTGTGAGATAAGAACTGTCATGGAAGACAGGGGGTGGTGCTACGAATGCTCTTTTTGGCAAAACTTGTACGACAAGCACAAAGACGATCCTGGATGGGTTAGGATAGACGGTGTAAGCTGGGTGCTTAAGCCTATGGTGGAAAACGTACCGAGCGGATGGAACACCCTTGGATGTGGTGGAAGAAAAATGTATATCAATATCGAAGGGAAAGGCATTGTTGTATCAAATAACTGCTGGTGTCAAGGTGATGTTTCGGACGCATTCAAGGATCTGATGCCTGATAATGCTACCTGGGCTACGAAGGAGGAATTTGACAAAGCTCCTGTAGTAGGATATATTATAGAAGGTATTGGTTTAGTTTTCACAAATAGGGAAGGTCATGAAATTAATGCTTAGAAACTTGTTTCATATTCCTCTTAGAATAGTTGAAAGGAAATCAACTAATGGGGAAGTAAGAAAGAAGAAAAGAGGGTAAAGGTAGTGGACTCTTGTTACAATAAACGGTTTTAACAATTATGGCACCAATAGTTCTTGGTGCCATAATTGTTTTTTATTTAAACTCATATCGCAATTGTTTGGTACAACATAAAAGAAACCGGTTCCCTATCATCCCTGACTGAGAACCGGTAAGAAAACAATTTCAGAAAAAATTAAACCTACATAATCTTTCAAGTAAGAACAAAAAACGTACAATCTACTCTTTGACGATGCTAATATAGCATATTGGAATCATACCAAAACAATGCAAGTCCGATATTCTTCGTCTATTTGTAGCTAACATCATCGTCTCCTTCCGAATCAGGAGTGGCGCCGATGAAGAACATCATTGACTTGTTGTTCGTCTGCTGCCACCAATTATAGGCGCGCGCTACGTCTTCCGGCGTCTTAATGTTATACCATTGTTTGATAAACGTCTGTTTGGCGAGTTGCCTAAATAACTTAGACTCTCCTTTGTATGTGCCGGATGTTACTTTATCAAGTGAATAATTCCTAAGATCGGTAAGATCCTTCAGCTTCCTTCCCATAACAAACGGATCGTTAATGATATCTACCACGTTAAGCTCCATAATAAACGGCATCTGTGAAGCTATTTCGTTTATGGTTCTGAATCCGACATAGGATCCAAATTGAGTAAGCCAACTTTCTTCGTTTTCATCATCATCACGCCATCCGGCAAGAAGCATAGATACGGCCTGCATGATAAGGAACGTGCCGGCATAGACACTGAGACGTTTGAGATTGGTTTTTTCTACCTCATTCATATTGTCTTTATTTTCGTTCCAGGCATCTATGATGTTTTTCATACCAGACTCGGAAGCTAAGCTAAATGTTTTGGCTATCATATTCTTTAACGTAATTGACAGTCCTTCCTCTTCTTGCATTGTCTGGAAATTGAAGCCACGTCTTTTCCACAGACGTTGAGCCGCCAGCACCAACCATCCTCGGTGGGCGGTCATGAACCTGGCTATCCAGTTGCGCGATGCGGCAGTTCGGTTTTCTTCATTCAAAGATCCGTTACATATCTGTGACAAGCTACGAACCTGATTACGGGTTATAGCCATCTGGGTTTCAACTTCCTCAACAGTAACACCCGATCCGGGCTTTACAACCACCTTTCCATCCACGACATCTACCATACTCCATAAAGTACGATCTTTTAATGCGTTCCATTCTCTTTTTATGGTACTCTGTTCTTTATTACGTTCTTTTTCCATCTTGAAATCTTGGAACGTATAGAACCGGCCTTTGTAATAACGAACATTGTCCATAGTAGCAATCATAACCTGCGGATCAAGAGGGTAGTTCAGGATTTCCATAAAAGCATACATAGGCGAACGCATTAAGGTCCTGGCCGCTCTATTGTATCCGGCACCATACATACGATTTCGGATATTGAATATCCCCATTCTCTCACCTATGACATATAATTTGCTTTTTCTATCTATGTCTCCGGTTTCTGCTATACAAGATGGCGCAAGACGTGAAAACTCAGCCGATGCGTATTTAAGGGAGTCTTTGCTTATATACTGTCCTACGGCAGATTCCATGATGAGGTTGATATGACCTGTTAAGGCGCCGGTAGCTGCCACAAACGGGGACAGCGCCAGGTTCATAACCGACATAAATCTTTCAACGGCCATCATTATCCTGGTAAGGTCTACCGTATATCCTCCGATGTTCACCGTAAGTTTTTTGGTGTTCATCCTAATGCCATAATAATGATCGTTGAAGAAGTCCCTGAACATCTGATATGCTTGGGTTGCTTCAGCCTTTTTACCACCTTCAAATTGTTTATTCAGTAACATCTGCTCCAGTCCTTGAGCGAGCTCTATAGACTTCTGCTTTTCGTTGTATAACGATGACTGCATCATAAGCATAGAATAAGAGTAGCCAAAATCGTGAGATACATCATCTTGGTTCTCCAATTCATATATGTAGTATTTGGGTATAGACCTAAGTCTGTCTTCCGGATCATATACTTCCCCTTGTCTGGTTTTACCGTATAAAGAATCGTCTACTCTGTCCAGGCACAGATCTGATACAAAATTACGAACCGTATTTTTGAAGTTAATACCCAATCCTTCTATACGTTCTATATCTTGTTTTGATATCTGTGGAATAGCATACAGGTTCGGGCTCTGCTCTTTGTATAAGGAAAGGGATTGTCTTTTTATTTCCTTAAGTTTTTGAATCATATTCCATTGCTCTACGTTTTTAGTAGCAACCTCATTACCGTCAGCATCATACTTGATACCAAAGTCATTGAAATACGATTCATCACGATACAGGCTTTTCTTGGGCATACGATGACCATACCCATGATCTTTTACATAATCAGGGTTACGACCGCTATTTTCGGCTTCAGATTCAGCCACCCATGCCCTTGCAGGGTCGAAAGACAGGTATGATATGTCCATGCCATAATCTTGGGTGGATGTTCCGTTCTGTACGTCTTTAACCATCTGCGCCACATCTATCTCACCGCGGCCTATTTTACCAATCATAGCCGCATATCCGGTAGGTGCCATGCGTTTATAGTACGAAAAGACCTGGCTCCTGGCAAATTCATTAACGATCGCATTAGCTTCTTCTATACCTGCTTTTATGTCAGCTTCTATACCCTCTTCTCTTGTATTATTTAAAAATAAGCTGGCCATTTTAGCATTGACGGCATTCCTAAAATCTCTACCGTCTAATTCTTTGCTTATTCCAAGCTTTTCTGACAGGTAGTTGGTTTCAGATACGGTAAACAGATATCGGTTATCAGCAGCCTTAAACAGCTTATCCCTTAAAGCCTGAATCCTTTTTGCTTTCTTCGCCGTAGTATGACGTTGTACGAACTTCCATTCCACTTCCTTGGAGTCAGCAAGAGCATTTAAATAAGACTGATTTACTTCGTTTTCAGCCTTACTGCTTTTAGTAAGGTACTTATCAATATCTTCAAGACCCACCATCTTAGCATAATCTATTAAGATAGCGTAATCGGCTTCAATAGCTTCAGATGCGGCCCTAAAAGCATCTCTTTCAGATGAGGTAAATGTCGCTTCATTAATTTCTCCGATATCAGCCACATCGCGATTGTTTCCGATTATTTCCTTTATAATAGCCTTATTTTTTTCTATATCTTTTACAATCGAATCCACGTCAGTTGCATCTCTATCACTTGTCGTAGAACTAATGATGTCTTGCGCCATTTTAAGATACGAAGCCTTGTTGTTTGATTCGGTGCGCGCCGATTGTTCTGATTCTACGTCATTCCAAAACCGATCGTTGAATGACAGGTGACCCCCCAACATAAGTGTCTTCAGCGCAGCTTCTCCTCCTGACTCGTTCTGAATCGTTCTCAATTTTTGCAAAAACGATTCTGATACGACATTAGTGACATTATTTGATTCCTTTCTCCAAACTTCATTTATAGCTTGTATTTCTTTGGCCATCTTAAGTTGGTCGCCGGTTTTTTCCACTCTCCTGGTTCCTACATATATGTATTCTGAAGCTGCTTCCTTACGTTGTTTACGAAGCAGTCCTTCTTCTTCGTAGTTACTACTCTTATAGTAAGCAACCTCATCAAAATTACCATTGCTATCAATAAAAGGCTGCCTCAATATCCGCTTCTGCCGAGAAAGAGCGTTAAGGTATTCTTTGGTTGTTTGAGAAACCGGATGCCCTAATTCTTCTTCGGCCTTTTTGTATATGGATTCCATTCTTGTGGCATAACTTTCACTAAATTCCAGTTCTGAATTTTCAGCATCCCACTTCTCCATCTGTTCTGTATAAATCTTTTCCTGCTCGATGGTAAAAATATCGGTATTAACCCTATCGGACGACGGTTTAAATTTAGCGTTCTCAGTAACCGTATTTCCGTCCTTGTCAACTACTTCTCTTTTAAATACGTAATTACGGTTATTGTCAACCACATCATTGATTTCCTCTTCTGATATCTCTATGTTCATGGCGGTCGCAAACGCTCGCATCTGCGCCAGCTTCTTATTACGATCGTATTTAGCCATATCAAGAGCACTACGAAGATAATTAGAAGTTTTTCCGTCTACTTTCTGAAGCAGTTTTTCAAATTCAGATTTGTTAAAACCATGCTTTTTCGCATATGCCAGAAAGTCGGATATAGCGGGCTGGGCATTCACCATCGCATTGTAATTGTCTTTGGCAATCATAGATCCAAGAGCGTTATTAAATGGGCTGGAGGAATGTTCTAATATACCAAACCACCTACTTATCCAGGACACATCATGTTGAACCTTATCAAAGAACTCTTTTACTCTCTTTACCTTATCTGCTGGCACATGAAGTTCGTTCATTAACTTGTCAAGCAACGTACTTTCATCAAGATCTTGTACTGATTTAATATCAGACTGAATACCGTTGATGTCGGCAATGACGGTATTGATCCTATTTGTATAATCCTGCTTTTCACGCTCATCAAATTCGGTACTTCTGTTACGGATATATCCTCGAAGATCGTTCATGATCGGAAGAACCTGGTTGTTGATAATATCTACGTTCTTTCGATCATTGGTATTGAAATGAAGCTTACCGTCTTTGGTATCACCATGAAGGATAGTATTTACTACGTTGCTTAAGTATCTAACCTGAGCTTCGGCTGTGGAGATCATGCTGTTCATGGCGGCCGCCATCTCATTCTTGTCTATTTCGGTCTCTACCTTATTTATCTTATCTTCTATGGTCTTAAGCTGAGCAAGGGTCATAGACGTAGTTACAGCCCTATCAGAGCTTATCTGACGTAAGTCTCTTAACGTTTTTCTCAATGCCCTGATTTTAGACTCAAGAAACTTGTTCTTGTTCATAGAAGAAAGGGAGTATAATGTAAAGTCATTATCCTTCAAAAGAGAAGTATCAAATCCTTTATCTATGTCGGTAATAGCAAGATCACGAATATTTTTAATAACGTTATTCAAATCCTGTCTTTGGGTTGATAAAGCTGATTTAAGCCAGTTTACAATTCCAGAGAGAAGCTGCCGGACGCGCCCCAGGAAGGAGGTGGGCTCTACCGGCGCCTGTGCTGTGCCGGTCTGCATCTCCCTGGCGAGGATCTTTCCAAGAATTTCTCTCCTAACAGCATTATCAAGCTCAGCTCCTTCATATACCTTACCGTATGTATTATAATACTGACCTGCATACTGATTCCATTCTTCAGTGCCTTCTACATTTTGCAGAACAGCCTCAACAGCATTCTGATCTCTGTACGCCTCTACAAGAAAGTGGGCTGTTTCTTCTACTAAGTCAGACAAAGTAGCATCTTCACCGACTGCTATTACGTTATTGGCAATATCCGCCAATGCTTTAGCAGAAGGTTCGTGTCCGTATTTAGTTTGGTACTTCTCTATATAATCGGTCATGCCAACGACACTAACGCCCAGCGTTTTCAGTATCTCAACAATAGAATTTCGTTGATTACGTTCCTCTTGGCTATAATCCGATACGATCTTAGCTTTAGTATCAGCATAAAGATCGTTGTCTTCTAATATGAATGAAACTACAAGCGCATCAAAATGATCGTACTTGGCGTCCAATTCATTGTATCTTCCTGACTTGAGATCGTTCTTTATCTGCCCCCTGCTAACCCTTTCCGTTCCTCCGGTGGCGAGTCTCATAGTTACCTTACTATTATCCAATGAATTTATGGTTATCATGCCTTGATCATTCATGGAAACATCAGAACCAAAATGATTACGGAGCTCAGTGTAGGATAATGCTGAATTGAAAAGTCTAATTTGTCCTGTATGTCCTTCTCCTGTAATATAATAGCTTCTTGTTTCCGGATCGAATATCTTGGATCCGGAAACAAGACCTTTCTTTATAAGGTAGTTAATTATACCGCCTTTTGTTGATAAAGAAGTAGAAGCGGAAGCGGTCATGACCGGTATAAAAGACTTGGAATTATTAAGAACATACTTTCCAGCCTTGTAAGTAATGTCTGCCACTCCATCCACGGTAGATTCTTGAACGATGCCTGATAAGAATCCTATTCTAATATCATTCCCTCCAGAGCGAAGAGCTTCTCCGTAATCTTCAAATAATTGATTACGATCGTTCATGAAAAACAAACGAGGCTCTCCAGTCTGATACGTTACACCCACAGGATTAGAATCTGCCTCTGGTAGCTCTTCTGGGCTAAATATCTTAAGACCGTCTTTTATGACCATATAATCAACACCCTTATCCTGTACCATAGATACGGGAGTGAAGTCTGAAGATATAGCATCTTGTAGATACTGGCCGGCGTCTATTCCCGGTCCTTCCGGTATGGAAATACCTGACGGAACCATAGCATCCACCAACATAATATTATCACCCAGATCCTGGCTATAGAATCCAAAGCCTGATTCTTGAATCCCATAAGGTGCATCTGATTTCGACACAAGAATAGGGTTGCTCATCTTAGAAGCCTTATCCAGCACCCTTTCTCTATAGGTCTCTGGAATAAGGTCGATATTGAATTTTACCTTATTGTAAGCCTGTTTGTTGATAGGCACATTCCTTCTCCAGTCACCAAAAGCCTTTAAGAACTTATTAGAAAATACGGTTTTAAAAACAGTAGTAGCCCGTTCCCTATTTTCCATAAGAGGAATAGATGCTATCTTATCGAATAACATAGACCTGTCCCCTGATCTGGTAGAGACAGAAACAACTTTCTTTTTATTATCTCTTTTAATAATACACGTTGATGTCATAGTAAAACATTTTTGTTATGAGACAAAGGTAATTAAAAATCAGGCACATGATAAAAACAAAGCCGTCTAACTTCCCAGTCTGACGGCTTAATATAAATATGAAAAAAAATTATAATCTGACGCAAATCGTCAAGTTACGCTTATGCATTGTATTTGTACCCATTTCTATGAATAAACCTTCCTGATTCGAACCTTTCCACATCATCCGGTCCAATAGGTCCGCAGTCTTCCCTCCTTGCCTCATACCACAGCCCAGGCTTACGGAGCCGGCAGGTTATGACGTATTTAAAGCAGTTGTGAGTAAAATGGAATACGGAGCCTACTGGGAAATACCTGGTAGTTTGAAACACTATTCTTTTTCGTTTAGTATCAAACACTATATCTCCTACTACCTTAGTTACGTAATAGCTTCTGCCATTTAACGTTTCATCTGTTTGTGGTATCCAATAATAACCTTTTGTCATGCCACAAATATATGAAAAAGTCGGATAACTTACGTACCCGACTCTATTATTTGTTTAAACAGACCAATTCCGTCTATTATAATATGACCGCTTCGCATACGACCATTATTAGGATTATAAAGAAAATTAAAACCACTTTCTTTTTCCTGTCTTTCAAAAGAACTGATATCCTTTCCTCTACGGGCTCTTTCAAAAGCTTTCTTGAACAACTTGCCTCTAAAGGTCTTGACGAGGATCTTGGTAGCGTTATTGCCGGCTTTTACCATTGCTTTCCTTGCCTGGTCCTCCGAGACAAAACTGCTTCGGAAAATATACGATGCTGCTGTTTGTATGTCCTGCTTGGTAATCATATGATAAACATTTCTTTCAGAATACTGATCTTTATTCCGTATATCAATTTCATCTCATCTCTATCATATACGTCAAAAAAGGATTCACTGGGGTCCTTTGGATCTGCGCTCAATTAAATTATGCAATTACCAGTTTGACATACTCCCATCGCTAAAGCGAATGGGATTCTTGGATACAAACGCATGAAACCCCGATATTGCTATCGCTGGAATTACCCATACTCTCCAATTCGGAAATGCCCTTCCGAAGTATATTACGGGCTGCAAGAATATCACGGTCGTTGATCGCACCGCACGACGGGCACACCCACGTGCGGTCGCGTAACGACAGACCTTTATTAATGCAGCCACATTCGCAAGTTTTGGAAGAAGGATACCATTTGTCAATCTTGTGTATCGTTACTCCATACTTTGAAGAAATATACATTAGTTTATCAATAAAAGAAGAATGACTGAGATCAGAAACTTTCTTTCCCCACAAACGTTTCATTCCTTCAATGTTTAGATCTTCAATGAAAATATAATCATATTGTTTACACAAATCATGAGCTAATTTCCATTGAAAATCTGATCGAAGATTGTTTATTTTACGATACGTTTGTTGGAGTTCAAACAGTCTCCTTCTTCTATTGTTGGATCCTTTCTTTGCATTAGAAAACCGTTTGTTTAGTTTTCTAATCTTGTTTTGATATTGTTTGAAGAATAGTGGAGAATCGATTTTGCTACCATCGCTTTTAGTTAGATAAGTTTTCAGTCCAAAATCCAATCCTATAGATGCACCATCATGTGTCTTTCTATAAGAGTTTGAATGATTATGATCTGTAACTATAATCAAACTAAAACGGTAACAGGTTTCTCTAACTATTCTTATTTGTTTAACATTACCTTCGTAGACTCTACTGTATGAGAATCTAAATCGTTTCTTTCCTTTGTTAATTGTTAAACAATTACCATTCAGGGTAAAACCACCTTGTTTGAATACAAAAGAATTGAATTTATCCGGTGATTTAAACTTAGGAGGTCGTTTAGCCAACTTCTTAAAGAAACGATTATAAGATTCATCAAGACGTTCAAGTATCTCTTGTGTTGTTTGAGAATGAAGCAAGTTTCTCCTAATCCTCTTGGCAAAATGTTTCTTCATCTTACCGACTGAAATATATTTTCCAAACAGTTTGTGATACCTACGTTGTAGAGCTAACGCATGATTCCATACAAAACAACATTCACGAAGCATCTTGTCAAGATACTTCGTTTTCTTCGAATGATAGATGTTGTATTTGTATGAAATCATTTTTTTTATCTGTAATTTTGATTCAAAATTAATCAAACCAATTCATCCACTTGCTAAGGTATGGTGGTTTTGTTGGTTAAATAATTATAAATCCCATATTATTTTGTTTTTAGTTAATATAAATCTTCTGAATACAATTGTTCTCTAATAGCATTCCTATCTACTACCATCTCCTGATTATTGTTTCTAACAAGTTCAGACGCTTCCTCTCTTGTTAGAAACCGGTTCTTGCTTGTCAAAAATCCTTGAATACTACGGTTTTTATGGGCTATGCCGTATGCAGCAAGTTGCGATATTATGGAACAGTGTCTCAATCCACAAAATACGGTTCCGGATGGTATATTTGCTGGACCGTGAGGCTTGTTCTTGTAATCTTGAACCCAGATAGCTGCGCATATAACAATTTCCTTATCACACATAAATCAATAATTTAAAATACCGTTTTTACCAATATGCTTCTTTTCTTCTTCAGTAGGCCATTCCTTCTTGAAATTACCGTGCCACGTTCCAGGAACTACCACCACTTCGTCTCCCTTACTATATTCAATAGCGGCACATTCAGAACAAAGAGGCTTGCCTTCATATCCCTTTAGCGACTTATCGTAAATACGATTCTTACAAGGTCTTATAAGAGCCCAATAACAGGATGTGGCTGTATTATCTATACAGCCACATTTTGAACAAACAAACAAACAAACTCATCCCGCAATCTCCCAGTCATTAGACATAATATCATGTTCGGTTGGATTCCAATTTGATGCTACTTTTTGACCTGTATCTATCATCAATATATTTACGTCAAACATACAGATATACTTTTTACCCCAATCGATTCTTTTTATCTTACGACCTAATTTAAGCCGTTCTAAAGCCTGTTCGAATGTCATGCCATGACGAGGCAGTTTGAGATACTTTTCAAGTCTGTCGGAGGCTTCATTTGGTGTATGGCCATCGTATTCGAAAGCGGTTTCTCTTTCAGGAACATCAAACAAATCCCAGTATTTGCTTTCATAGTGATTAGATACCTGACCGGTAGGTAGGATCGCCATCACAATAAACCAATCATCAGAACCGAAGCATTTTTCTCCGTCGCTGTGTCTCCTTGATTTGCAAACTTCAACCTGTCCGCTTCTGGCTAATAGATTAAAGAAGGCAGCGTTATACAACATGCGATACCGATACAATTCATTGAAAGTGTGGTATCCGTCAGAGACTTCTCCCACGTCTACAGGCTTCTTGTTTTGAATACTACCCAAAATATTCTCTATATAGAGCTGTATTTTATACATACCCATTTCGGTGTGGCCGTATTTGTTCAAGATATTATTGACATCGTATTGTATATTAAAATCTTTTTCAAATTCTACTTCAGGATGATTAGGATAGTAGTAATCTACTGATGCTTCTAACACAGACTTGATATGCTCTACTATCCTCGTGGCATCATCATGTTTTAAGAAATTCTTGAATCCCTCAACGAATTTAATATCTTCTTCGATTGTTGATTCGAACTCTTCTTTTGTCATTACTCTAACCACATCTTTAAAATCTTTTAATTCCATGATTTGTTTTAAATTAATTGTTACTATACTTTCTTTATCCTACAATACAAACCCCACAAAAACTCAGCGGAGAAACTATCCCATACATTATTCTTCTGCCAAAGTTCTACTTTGTTAACAAACCAAGACCATGTGGGACCCTCATATGAAGAATCAGATGATGATCCCAATCCGATTTTCTCCATTTCATTCGCCACATCAGAATAAGGATCTAAATCGACTCCCCTAATCATGTTAATAATATCATCCTTGTCTAACGTAAATTGAAACCGCTCCTTGTTAGTAGGCGGATCTTGATTCAATTTACCAGTCGCAAGCCATTTTCCATCATGATACAATTCGGCAAGTTTCTTTACCTTATTTTTAAGAAAAGAATACTCTTGTGTGACTTCTATAAAATCAGCTTCGTTAGCTTCACCCTCTATGAAGATAACGGTTTTGCTTCCAGGTCTATGATCGTCTAAGCTTGCCGGGATTCCCAATATCGTCCATCCTTTAAACTCAGCTATCTTAAAACGCATGACATCAAACACCTTATAGAAATCATCACAATCTACAGATTCTATTACCTTAATATCCTCTTCTGTGAATTTACCTCGTATTGGAATAACGTGATGACCGGGGCAGCCATCGGTTCCGAAATATGCGATTCTAACCACGATATTTACAATATTTTAATTTATTTTGCTAAAACATTCATATAACATGGCACATCTACCACATCTCTTCTACGAAGTCCCTTATCAAAATAAGAAACTATATAAGTGTTTTTACCTTCATGATCAGGTCTTGGATCAAAGCATTCAAAAACGAATCTTGTTCTACCTTCAAGATGACCAAACATGAAAACAAATTCGCCACCGTATCTTTTATTAGCCAATTCTTCTACGGTCATAATCTGTCCCCTCCTAATCCTGAATTGATGCTAACATACTTGACACGGACATCATTTCCACGTCCAAGCTGACCCCAGCCGGGCGATGGCGTTCCCTTAGCCGGAGCAGGGACAGCCCTAAGCCGAGACCAGTCCTGCTTTTGCCTCATGGCTTCAGCCTCTTTGTAATACCGGTTACACAGTTCTTGATCTTCGTAACCAACGTAATCTTCCTTATTTTCCATAAAAAATACTTTTTCAACAAAAGTACGACATTCATAAATTAATTAGATTTAAAATAAAACAATATGAATTAAAATAAAAACCCGATACGTTAAAATCGCATCGGGCCTGGTATTGAAAAAAAATAGGTTCATATCTTGGGTAAAGACTCGAGCCAATTTTTAACATCTTTATATTTAGGGTCTTTGTCTATTCTATCTCTCAGTTCATGCAATGCTGAGTCCATAACCGTATTCGGTACGCCAATCAACTCTCCTATTAAATACAATGGGGTTTTATTTGATTTAGATTCGTGTGCCATATTCATGTCCAAAAAAAAGTTATGTGAAACAAACCGGCCACGGGTATTCTATTGCCCGCCGACCGGTATAACATTTTTTTTATTCCTTTTTTTCCAAACGGGAAAAACGGGAATGCGGGAATCATATTTTTTACTATGGCTCCCGCACCACCGGAAGGGCCTGGGCCTGGATCTCAGGTCAGATCCTTCCAGTTTATTTTTTCGCCGAGGTAATCTTGCACGGCAAGCCATCTTATAAAGGCTACTCCTTCGGGAGCATCCGGATCATCCAAATACATTAACGTAGCTTTCACCAACTCGTTCTCACATTTGAAGACCTTCGGAAAACCATCCGAATAGTACATTGCAAAGACATATTGGACATCGCCCCATGTCGCTTTATCCGGCTTCTTCGCTCCGCACTTTTCAAAAATATCTTTTATTTCCGGCTGCTTCCAGATCCTCTTGGATCCATCGACGTTGACCATCTTCTTTACCGCCTCATCAGCAAGAGCATTAGAAAAATGGTAGCCGTAAGTATCTACATATTTCTGATAAGCTGGATCCTCTGCGTCTGCTCCTCAATAAGAACGACCTCTGCCACGTCCGCGACCTCTACGCATCTGAGGTCCGTCACCGTAGTATCTGTCGTCTCCATAGTAATCGGTCGGGTAGGATTCGTAACCCATCCTCCGGTATTCCCGGTCCTCCATTTCATGACGACGTTCGCGCTCCTCAAGCCTTCTTTCCCTTTCTTCCAGCTCGTTTTCGCGTTCTTCCATTTCCTTCATCTTCTCATGCATACCGTAATGATCATAAGGAGGAAGGAACCCATGTCCGTACTCCATGTACGTTCCATCAGCACGCCGGCTTCTGCCTCTGCCTCGTCTGTCTTCTATCTCGTCATATCCAGGATATTCTCTGTGTCCTGAATTTAAATCATATACTATCATATTATACTTATTTCAAACGTTCTACAATTAACTTCTTTAAATCTTCGAATGAATCAGTAAGGTCATTCACCTTATTTTCTATACCAGCTATTTTACGATCCTGCTCTCTCGTTTGTTTGAATGCCGGATTGATGTCTTCTAATATAGATTCACAAGCCTCTATCTTGGCACGATGGGTATCTACGCTGTCTATTATGTCTTGACTGGTGCTTTTTATAGCATTCAGTTCGTTCATAATCGGATCTATGCTGGTAGATAATGTTATACCCATAGCCTTAGCCACATTCTGGGATTCCGGAACCGTATAGGTCTTGGTTTCGCCAGTGAGCTCTACCGTCAGATCCACCACGCGGGTCTGCATCGCCTGATACTGACCCGGCTGAGGAGGAAGATACCTGGGTTCGGATACGGCTACTACCTTTCCCAATTCGTATTTAGGTACTGTATTAGTATCAAGGGTATGTACCTGAAACCCTTTCTTCAAATCTGAAAACATGATCAAAATATTATTTAGGTGAAAATAGGGTGATGATCTCCATCACCCTACTGAAATCATTTACCTGCTTTAACTTCAGACGCCTGGGCTGCCGCTACTGGAACACAGCAATCCATTAATCTTAACACGCCACGAACTTTATTGAAGTACAGAAGGCGTTCTGTGCCATTTACCATAGCAGCACCCGTTACAGCTACGTTAATAGGGTTCACGACATTCACTCCCGTAACCGAGCAACAGGTGTCGGCTCCTACTGTTGAAACTGTGCTGTTTGCCGGGACCGCAATCTGTACCGGTAGAGCACTTCCGGCTGTGGGGACTACTTGCCTTATCTTAAGAAGGATAAGACCCTCACACGGAAGGGCGATCCAAGCCCGTGGGTTAATACCGAAGATTGTATTTGTCGTACTGACAATAACATTCTTCGTAACCATCTCATACAACGATCCTATTTTAGAAACACAAGCCATATTAGCCTCCTCTCTTAATAAAATCAGACAGCAGCGTTGTTATTGCAACATCCGTTGTTACATCCACATCCGTTATTGCAGTAACCTCCTCCGAATACCTGTCCCCAAGAATAAGCCTGGTAAGGAGAACAAGAGGGGTAGGCTGGGACGGCCGTCGGGCGTAATTGACCAACGATATTCTGGGTTTGTTGCTGAGATAATGCCGAAGCTGTCAAAGCCGCTTTTTCTTCACGAAGTTGAGCAATAGTGTTCTGCATCTCCCTCATTTCCAACTGACAGAATTTGTCGTTGATCATAACGGTTTGAGCGTCAAGTTTCGCAGACAAGATATTGAATTGGCTTGTAGCTTGCTCACGATTGTTAGCCAGACCTTGGTTGAGACCGTTCTGCAAGATATTGGTTTGTTCCAACGTGCGAAGCTGGTTATCAAAACCTTGCTGAGTAATCATTCCCTGAGTCTGGCAAGTGCTTTGATTGATCAACGAACTCAGATTGCAGCAGCAAGAGCTGATTTGATTTCCTATTTCACAACCTTGTTGTTGAACTGCGTTGATAACAGCCTGAGAAGTCATACCTACCTGACCAGCTACTTTATCAATAGCACCCTGTACGTTGCAGATAGCGTTCTGAAGTTGAGTAGTAGAACAGTTCAAAGCAGAAGCGATCTGATCTATGGCACTACGATTACCTTGAATTGCCTGCATCAAAAGTTCACGACCGTAATCGTTATTCAACTGAGCGGGTAAACCATTGGCGCAACAATCACCACCATTTCCAAAACCGTTACCGAAGCCGCGTCCACCCCACAGCCAGAACAAAACAATTATCCAGAGCCACCAACCGTTAGCCCCACCGAAACCGTCCTGGTTATTACGACCGTTCATCAAAGCCGCCACCAGATTCGGATCCATTTTATTACCACCTATCAAATTAGCAAACATGCCGGGAATCATTGAAAGAAGACCGTTAGTGGCTGCACCACCACCGTTAGCCCCGGCTCCATCTAAAAGGACGATTTTATCACCACCCATAATTTTATAGTATTTAATTGTTAAACATACGTGCATGAAGCACGTAACAAAGATCATGATTGCAGGGTGGAATACAGGTGTGTTTGTTTCCTATAGAAGAGAAGTATTTTCAGCAAAAACGGAAGTATAATACACAATAATTAATTTTCCCCCATTTAAGGGGAAAACCTGATAATCATAAACTTACGCTTTTCCCATTTTGGGTAAAGCACTGTAAAACAAACCAGGGCCCGCATCACTGCGAACCCTGATCTACACTAATCTAAACTAATACCATGAAAAACTTAAATCTAAAAACTAAAGAACACACAAATGTATGAAAATGTATGGTTTTCACAAAGAATCTGTATCCTGTTCTTTTGTGTGATTCAAGACATGGGATATAGTTCTGATACTTAATCCGGTTTGATTTCGTATCAGATTATAAATATAGGATTTTAAAACTACAGTTCTTAATTGACCTAAATCATTCATAATGTTTTTATACATAAGATGAATGCTGTTATTACGTTTGATGGTACTGATTCTCATTTCCTACCGTTATTAGTTACGTTCTGTTCTTACCTTCCCTATTTTCTATAATCCCTTCCTGAAACTAATATTGCAAACTTAATAAAAATAATCCAAAAACAACGAAAGTCTGACTTTTCTTGTATGTTGCTGATATATGTGCATATATAAGAAAAGTGAGACTTTCACAAGCCTCACTTCCCAAATTATAACTATGAAAAAACTATATTATATATATACAAAAATTATTTGCATTCTAATTTGTTAAGATCATCCAATTCAGACTTGCTTATGGTCATATCTTGCGTCAAGCCAGATCTGTTTTGGTATGGAGCGTAATCGGTTTCTACTGTCTTAGCCTTCTGGGTAGAATCGTATTTCACCTCCGATTCGGTCCCTGTCAGATTTTGGTAGATAGAGCCGGAACTACTTTCGCTTACTTTAGACCATATCTTATTACCTACTCTTATAAAATTATCATAAATACCTTCGGCTGTTATAACACCATCTTGCTCTACGATATTAGGGCCCGATTTTTCTTTTAACAGATACGGGTGCCTGGTGTAAAAATAGTGTTCAAAATCATTCTCGGCATACGAAGAGTCATACCTATCCAAATAAAACAATTTTGATAAAAAAGGGTCGGTGCTGGTCATGCTATAATCAAACAACATCAACCTGTCTTTTCCAGATAAAGATAATTCTATTGATTTCAAAATATCAGGATCATCAGAAATAAGACCCAAAGATGGACCAGATTTGAAGTCAAGATACTTATAGGCATTATCATATAATTTTGTTTTATGGAGTTTGTTGTCAAGGTAATATTGGTATAAATCGAATAAGGATAATGGGTTTTCGCTATCTTGTTTTTTGTTCATGTACCGACTAAATTCCCGATCCACATCCGCGTAAGAAACACCAAGTACCGCCGGGTGCCCAAACGCCATCCTGGTCATTATCATGTCCTCCGTGTTCTGAGAATCCATGAACGATCTGACGTATTTTTTAATGGAATCCATGAGCGTATTATTATCTACGTTCCGTACTTTCTCTTTATCCAAAACGCCGTTCTTAAAACAAGATTCAGGATATATTTTAGCAGGAAAGTGAGTTAGGTTGTGCTTGGCTAACACTGTTGATATTTGATACATCTCGTTAAGATCATCTTTGCTGATCCTTTGATATAGATTATCTCCTACCTTAAGCAATGAATGTTTCTCAAATGCTTCTACTGGGTCTATATTTGATTCAGAATAAACGATATTCAAATTATCCATATACTCCGGCAATAATCCAAAATAATAGTCTGTACTATCACCAAGAACATCATCAATAGAAGATGCCAACGTAGGAGCATAATTTACATCATTGTGCCTGGCCACATAAATATCAAGATCCAGCATCAAATTATCTATCTTATTCAAAGATTCTTCTGTGCCATCATAAGTTTCTGACGCCCCTATTATATCTATGCCAAACCACGTACAAGCCTCTTCTATATCCCATATCATGCTTCTTAAATCGGATTCGGTGTCGGCATTAACCCTATGTAAATAAGCTGATATACGAGCTCTTAGGAACTCTATTTTGCCGGAATTGTAATAAGAAAGATCTTGTAGCTTAGACAAAGATCTTCTCTTGCCTTCTACCATATCATCCCCTTCTATGTTTATTACCGGAATCTTATTCGTAGATGAAAACTCATCAAACATAGATTCGGCAAATTCTTTATCAGAAACGAATTTCTCAACCAGTTCAGGATATGAGTTTCTCAACGATTCAAAAGCAGATGAAAATTCAGAAAAGTTTTTTATGCCGGCTACTGTTTTACGCATAGCATAATAAAGCTCAGAAGGATTATATGGCACTTTTTTACCAAATTGGTTAAACACTCCCTCCTTGTAAACAATAGGACCATACTGATAGTCAACAGACATAAAATAATTATCCTTTTCCCTATCATGTTCGTTAATAGAACAATCTATTAACTTTCTCATGGAAGTCGAAACCTCATTTAAAACAGAAGGATCGGATAAGATACGACTTATCTCTGTTTCATCATACAAACCGGATCTCCTTAATTTCTGCTCATTCAGTATCAAACTGCCATCTACATAAAAATCGAAGAGGATAGCATTAGACAATGAAGACGCATTGAAAAAATAATGAGTAGACAAAAGGAAATCCCTTACATCCTTAATGTCCTGAGCCGTTAAAGGATCAGCAAAATAAGTCTGACGCTTCATATACGACAGCACGTCTTCTAAAAGAGGTTCGCCATTGGGATCGGTATTAAACATCTCCCCTGGAGCCGGGTTATTCCAATGACCGTAATACGACAAAAAACCAGGAGTGTAAGCCTTAGCCCATACCTGAAGAGCCCGCTCACTGTTTCCTAATACCTTTAAAGCACTTTCGTAAAGAACGGAAGGCTCCCCGTTAGGAGCCTTAACCCGTTTTATTTCATTTTCCTTTTTTTCTATCTGACATTTGACACCCATAATAATTAACTTTTTTGCAAAGTTAATTATAAAACCGACTTATACAATGACGAATCCCAAACTCCTTCTATATAAATCTCTGGGAAACTCAAACCGCCATCACGAAGAGTAGTAACTTTCAAACTGGGAATATTAAAAACAGTGCAAACATCACCAAACTCACGGCTCAACTTAATAGCATTTCCGCTGTTATCAGCTTCATAATAACAATAACAATAATTTTCATTAATGTTTGGATCATATTCGTACCAATATGTTAGATCCTGTATATGATCTTCTATATTACCAATTTTGTTTTCACCTAATATAAAAATGCCATTATTGCTATGATGATAAACCATAGATTCATAACCACCATGATTCCAATCACTATTAAACATTATATAACTTTCTTCGGAATCATAATCTTTTAATACAGGCCCTATATGTATATGAATTTTATTAAACTGACATACATAAGGTCTTTTTCCTCCAAGCCTTTTTATATCTTCATTAGATAACTTATTATAACATCCTCCCACAAAATTATCCGCAGCATTAAAAAATCTCCTTCTCATACTCAACACTCCTTATTTAACTCATTTATCGAATCCGAATTATCAGAACCTTCTACAAGATTCTTATTCCTATCTATCTCTTCCTGGCTCATGTTACTCATCATATTTTGTATTTTTCTACCAGATTGAGATAAAGAACGGATGAATGCGCTGGAACTTATCTTAACTCCAAGATCCGGTTTTGCTCTAAACGCTTCGCCGGTACTGATATTATACAAATCATAAACACCTGAGTTCATGTAGAATTTGTATATCCAGTTTCCACCAGCTTTTTTGTACCCTAATTTGGTCAGCTCGACTACGCTCATACCAAATTTAATGCCATTACGACCCATTATCTTCTCTGGTATAGGTTCTACCTTAGCCGGAACAGATGTATATGCTTCATCACCGCCGTACAGGAAATAAGGGGTTGTTACCCTTGATATGTGAATAAGCGGCTCTTCGGATATACGAGGTTCGTTTTTTGCAGTCTTAGATTCTTTCCTTGGATTGGATATCCTAATAAAAGGATCGTATGTTAAAAAGGTTAAGCCGTATTCTACTTTATAACCTGATACGCCGTTAAGATCCCTTATAGCCTTAGTCGTATGCGAGTGGTTGATGGTGTCTATCCCGTACCTTGATTCCATATCGGTCATAATGCTATTAACCTCATCTCCCTCTACATAAACCTCTTCTCCTTCCGGGATAGAGGTTATGCCGGCAGCCCTTCTAAGTAACCATAAGGTAACTTCAGCAATGTCAGAGAACTTATCTCCGTTCTTCCTATAGTTATCTACTCTTCCTTCTTTAGATCCAGGTAATTCGACATTTCCTTTAACTTCGACATTTGTTCTGGATTGTCCTTTGCCTTCTCCATCTCCCTTTTTATCGCCATCTTCCTCAGTGCGTACTGCACCGCCTTCTGCACTTCCTTCTTTTCCATTATTTGAAATATTATCTGATTCTGACTCTATAGACTCCACAACAGCGTCATACTCTGGAATGCCGCTAAGGAAATCTGCTACGTTATTCAAAAACTCTATTTTTTCCTCGTTTGTCATATCAAGGCTTTCCATGGGCTCCCATATGGCAGGCAAGTTATTTGATTCTATTGCAGTAGAAACATCTTCTACAGTTTGATTATCTACCGTAGGCAAAACTTCAGAAACCAAACTATTGATGTCAGATTCCATTTTTTCTACTTCCTCTTTTGTGCCATATTCTTTTAGGGTATCCATGCCATTGATTCTAAGAGAATAATTCAAAGCCTTGCTTGGAACAAAATTAATATATTTCAAAAAGTTTTTCAACTCTGATATAATTTGTTCGTCAGATCTTGGACCAACATAATCCGCTACTACCTGATCCGTTTGAGAACGAAGCCAAGAAACATATTCTTCTAAGGTCTTACCTCCCTTTTTAGAAGGAGTGGATATTTTATCACCTACTGTTCCTTTAGGTTCTAATCCCATTTCCTCCTTAAGACTTTTAGGATTACCTCTCTCACGAAGAAATCTCAAATCACCTCCTACAATCTTCCTTGCTATAAAATCAAAAATATTAGCATAAGGCGGCAACCCTTCTTTTTCTATATGAGATTCCATTTCGTTTAACATAAGAGAGAAGTTTTTTCTGGAGGTGCGCTTCTTGCCATGTAAGGACTGCGTAGCTTGTGCCGCAGGAGCCGGCTGAGCTGGTGGCGCCGGCCGAGTCCCCCGGACAGGGTCTTCCTCTGGCATTTCCTCTTCGTAAATATCCACATCTTCCTTGGAAGTAACGGTCTTACCCTCATCGGAGAAAGGGAGATCATCTTCTATAAGTGATTTAGGTCTGGAAGATGATTTACCAAACTGAATCCTGATCTTAGGAGCAACAAACATCTCACCTTCGAAATCTATTCCAGATTCTACCTCAGACGTCACAATGTCTTTCACACTCCTACTTTCATCTTCTACCCACTTAACAACATCAGGAACTGTAGATAATTTTTCTATAGCCTCACGAGCTTTTCTAAGACCTGAAATAGGATTCAAATACGATACTTGATACGAAGCTGGATCAAGACCTAACTTGGTCAGATACGCATTAAGATCTTGTATGTCATCTTGACCCATCTGCAACAATTCAGAGTCACCGGATTCAAGCAGCATATCTATAAAAGAAATCCATTTCTTTCCTTCCTCTGATTCCACAGAACGTAGACTAACCGGGAAAAGATAATTAAGACCGTTTTTGCCTTTGATGACAACTACCGGAACTCTTACATTTTTGTAATTATTCCCCTTGTCATTTAATATAGAATAAGCAAATGGGAAGCCTGTGTATTTAGAGCCGTTCTTAAGCACGACTTTGCCATTTAATACATATCCGACATCAGATACTTTTTCAGCACCTTTTTCGGTAATAGGGAGATTTTCTACCTGACCATATCCTTGACCGTTTACTCTCATGTTAAACACCGGTCTTCCAGGAAGGGTCTGGGCAACAACATGCGTGCCGACGCTGATGGTAGCCGACCGGCCGGCATCCTTCTTCCACTTGTTAAAAGCCGTTCTTCTTATTTTACTTATACCATCTATGCCACCCGTGTCAGCTTTAACAACAGAAACGAATCTGTTTCCACTCATGACCTTGATAACCATATTGGATACCAGCTTATTTTCAGCAGATTCTATTCTTTTTTTATCACCGGACTGAACAGCATCATTGTATTCGGCAAAAAGAGACTGATTATAGGTATCATTTGCATCTATCTCAAGATTAACCTTATCTCCTTTCTTCAAAGAAGATAATGCTTCCTGATCTATTTTATCTACTTCATTCTCTCCGAATCCAACACCTGTTCTGTACGGAACCAATTCGTCTGAATCAAGACGCTTATAAACCAAAGAATATGAATTACCCACGTCCTGAATAGACACATCTGTGTAACGGTTAAGAACACGAGCCGATTCTTTGTCTATAGACCATCTCGCATGATAAGGAAGTTCTATCACGGTAGCCGTTTCTCCACCTATGTTAAGGAAATACCTTTTAGTTCCATTAGCGTTCGTTTCAGAACTTATTTGAATAGGAACCAATGATTTTATTGAAGATATAAATTTATCGGCTCTAAGACCTGCAATTTCATACCTTTCATTGCCGTCATTGGAGATTCTTCTCACCATCAACGTCTCTGGATTCTGGGCGCTATCTATATTGGCTCCTGGCGTATTATCGGATTCATCTAACTCATTTACAAGAGAATCTATATTAGCATCATCTTCCCCAAAATTACTCAACGTAGATTCAGAGATACGACCTTTGTCAATAATCCTGTTTTGTTCAACATAAGGAAGGAGATCCGTGATGTTTCCAACCTGGCCAAGATCTTCTATGGTAAATACCGAATCAGCAAGCTTATCTTCGTCAACTTTCTCCCCTTTGTCCCGTCTGTTCATTATATCCACATACGAAGAAATAGCATCATCAAGTTCCTGCCTTTGATCTGGTTCCAAATTTGATTTAGCCATATCAATAATGATCTTATTGTCCTCATACACAGATCGAGGTTCAGTAAGTCTCTTAACTTTATCCGATAAATCTTTTATCATCTTAGCCGGACTATCACCAAGATATGATATATAATCATCAATATCCTGTTTATACTTTTCATATATCTCCTTCTCCCTTGGAGATAAAAGATCTTGATTACCTGTATATATCTTATCTACGATACGTTCTCTAACCTCTATAGGTGCAGACAAAAGATCTTTCATTGCCAACTCATAATCAAAATCAGACAATATATCCTCTTTCGGCTTCTGAGTTATACCATCGTTTAGATGACCAAATACTTTCATGGTAAATGCTTCATCTAAATTTATTTCTCCATTATTCAGAAGTTCATCTATTTTTTCATCCAAACTGACATTATTACCCTCTGTCTGATAAAAACGATCACTTTCTATAGATTCAGTATTAGAAGATACCATATCATTTAAGAACTTAGAAAATAAAGAAAAATCATGTCTCATGAATTTCTTATCCTGTATGGAGTTCATAAATGACCGTAAAACCTTATATTGGGTAATGGCTTGCTGATATTTCACAACCATATTTCTTAAATCCTCTGCTTCTTTCTTTCCTTTATTATTCTCAATATAAGTACTTAAAGAAGCTACGGAGTCATAAGCCTTCAATATATCTTCAGCAGTTATCGTTTCAGATTTAAACAACTCAAGAGCTAATACTCCAGGATCAAAAGAATAAAATACTTCTTTATAACTACTAAGAAGTTCTTCTGACAACCTTCTATATTCCTTATTAAGATTATCGTATTTAATAGTTTTTTGTTTTATAGCCTCTGCTTCGGTATCATTGCCATCCTCTACTCTTCTCGGAGTTGTAGCCAACCTCTCTATTTCAGCATTCAGATCATTAATCTCATTACGCAATTCCCTTAACTGATTAGCTGTATCAAAAGCTTGACTTGATAATGAATAAAACGTATTTATATCATCAAACAAATTATTGTCATTTACATAATCAGCAATATCATTTGATGCTTGCATTGCTATATCCTCTGCATCCAACCCCTTAAACACAGCATTAGCAACATTAGATCGATAAAGATCAGATGAAGTCTCAGCAGTAATAGCCTCAGCAAAAGAAGAAGCTTTTTTATAATTGGCTAACTTCTTATCAAAATCTTTTATAATATCTTCCTTGTATTTTTTAACAGTTTCTTCATCTACTTTCATTTCAGAAGCCAACTCACTTTCGTCAAGGCTTTTAACCATTGACCTGAAATTGTTAGCCGTATCCTCTAACATTCCCATTCTGTCAGATAATTCAAATTTAGAATAATAATCTGATTCAGGATCATTCATTTGAGCATTAAATTCGGCTAAATTTCGCATAGAGTCTTTTACAGATTGAGAAGTAAAAGCATTATTACTATTAAATTTCTCAACATCAGTATTAATAGTACGCTCTTTATTTCTCCTTTCATATAAACCAAAAGCACCATTTCTGGCTCCAAATAAACCACCAATCAGGGATCCTATACCAATCTCTTTCAATCCTTCTTTGGTTGTAAATTGTTCAGCTATGGCCTTAGAAAAAGAATCAACTATAGAAGACGTAGCATCAAGATACGTCTTATCATATCTTGATCTAATAAAATCTTCTCCCATGCGCTGAGCAACACCTTGCATGCCTTCCTCCCATACACCTTCAGATATGGGTCTTTTAGATACATTCCAAATAGTAGCTAAGGATTTCTGGAATAAATTTGCTTTTACCGTCTGTAATCTTCCAGCATCACCCGCTACCTTCTTAGTCCCTAATCCAAACAAATAGCGATCTACAAAACTCTTTGATCCCCTATATGTGTTTGATACACCCTTTAATCCAGGTATGTATTTAGAAGCAAAACCAGTGTCTACTCCAAGATATTTTCCCAGAAGAAGATAATTGGATAATCCAACTATACCCATATTAGCTAAAAATATGCTGTTTGCCGTATCGGAAATAGAACTCTTAAATTCAGCCATCTCAGACTGATTAGGATTCCGACCATACATATTTTTAAAATATTCCTTGTATTTACTTTCAGAGTCTTTCATGAAGGACTGAGCCTCCACGGCAGACTCCCAGCCGGCGCCCACGAACGTATTTACTCCTACCTTGGCCATATTACCTATAGCCCTGCCGTACATCGCTCCTGCTCTATACGCTCCAAAAGCTGATTTTACAGCACTTGCCGCAATCTTAGACGCCGCCATCTTTCCGGCCACTCTCATTCCTACTTTAGCGCCAACAGCTCCAAGACTTGACACGCCCATCCCACCTGTAAGGTAGGCAGACAGAATAGCTCCTGTCGTAAACGATAGACCATTTCCAATAACATCATTAAAAATAAAATTTGCAGTTCCAAGACTCTGCAAAAATTCCATATCACGCTCTTCTCTTGTATAATAATGAGGAAGAGAGTGGTTTATTCTTTCATCTATATCATTTATGGTCCGTGTAAAATCATTGTCAAATGCAGAAGATAACGTACCAGTCTTTATAAGATTATACGCAGCCGGGATAATACCTACTACTCCTGATACACCATATAATGCTGTTTTTGTGACAAGTTTCCCTATACCATTAACAGCCTTATTCCAAGTAGTTTGCCTTCTTCCGTAATAATCTTCATTATCCCTTCCTGGCATATAACTTTTAAACTTTGCAAGACCGATGTTCCCATCGGATAAAAAGTCATATGCTTCATCTAACTTAATAGTTCTTCCTTTACCAAATACACCAAAATCAACAGCAGATGACTGTTGATTACCAGCTATAACCTCACCATAAGACGTTTGTTTACCAGAATAAGTATTCCTTGATTTATCTTGAATAGATTTTATCATGGAATTTAACTTATTATAAGACTCCTCTTTCTTCTTTCTTGGATCATCTCCACCATTCAGAGCCGATTTTAGTCCAGAAAAAGATGTGTCTACATCAAAAGAAGTATCTATTCCGCTAATATCAGACCCTTTTTCTGAATCATCATCAGGATTTATGGCTGATACCGGGGGAGTATATGAACCTACTTTCATCCTCTCCATCTCTCTTTTTGCTCCCTCAATAAGAGAAGATTCTTCTTCATATCGCGTAGGAACTACGGCATTATACCCTCTTAATCCAGTAGATGGTAAGAAACCTGATTTCTCTACCAATGTCTGTTCCTTATTTTCCATATATTATTCCCTATTTACACTATTCAACAACTTCATCAACTTGCCGTTTTTATTCAAAGACGCAGGTAAATTACCTCCTTCTTTTGCCGCCACCATATCCTTAATCTCCTCTGTTATGGCTGCCACAACAAAATCAACTATTTTTTTCTGAGGCGCAACAGCAAGTTCTTTAGACACATTATCCGCAAACCATACATTAGGAGTATCAAACGAATCTATTAACTCAGGTTTACCATTCTCCATAAGATAAAGCCTTGTCTCATATCCATAACCGTAACTTGTCTTAGGATCATAACCTTCAACCTTTACACCAAGCTTTCCACTGTTATCCAATATATCTTTAGCTGCATTAAGAAGCCAAACCTTTTGTTCTGGCATATCATCTAAATTATTACCAGATTCATTTATCATATCTGATAACACTTTCATCATTGAAGATACAGAAGCATAAGCGGGTGATATATCTGAATTTTCAAGCATCTTCGGATACCACATATTGGTATCACTTCCAAATGTAGGTCTTATAATACCACTTTCATATCCACCTATATCGACGGAAGGAGTATTAATACCAGGATCTATGCCATTATTTATCAACTCTGTTTCAGATACCTCAACAATATCTATTTCCTCTCTTTCACCAGTATGATTAGCAACCAAACTGTAAGTCTTCTCTCCATTGTCGGCTATTCCCGATTCTGTCAAAGAAAATGATTCAATAGTTGCCGATGATGATTTAGATTTACCAACAGGATGCTCTGCCATTTTTTTAGTAAATAGATCCCTGAGAACACCCATCTCTCTATAACCAGCCTCCTTGGAGGTTAATTTGGTTGAATACGTTACTGTGTTAGGTGAATACAGTTCGAGATATTCTTTACGTATCTCATTTATACCATCATCTTGAACCTTAGTTATTTGATTGGCTATATTAATATCGCTTACTACATCACCTCCAACGCTTTCCATCCCGCTAATAGAATACAGTGTATTAAAAAACACCTTTTCTTCACCATCCGAGAAACTATTTTTTACATCATCGTATTTTTTTAAGAAATACCTGCCACTTTTGCTATCCCTCTCAAATACTTTAGATAAATCAATGCCATCATTTTTCACCCTCTTTCTTATAGTAGCTATATCAGCAGGCGAGAATCCTTTTTCATAATATCTTACTCCAGATTCTACATCGCCGACTGTACCTCTATTTTTTCTTAAAATATCATTAAGAGATAACGCCGTAGCATAGGCCATGTACATTTCGGGTTCACCTCCTTCTCTCTGCGAGATCGCATTTGCTATTTCAGATACAATATTATCATAAATCTTATTCTCCTTCTTAATTCTATCATTCTCTATATCCATCTTGTCTACAGCGCTATTAAGCTGCATATAAGCATCTGTGGCAGCTTTTCTCTCTGCCATAGGTAGCTTATCAAACATATCATTAGAGAGACCTCCATTGTCCTTTATATACTTAAGAAGTTTTTCTTCATCCATAAGATACTTGTATCCTGATGTTCCATCCGTCATATTTCTTGATATGGCAGCTTGAATATTTTTCATGTTTTCAGCACCAAGGGCTGTAGATAGTCTACTTCCGGATGTTACAAGATCTGTATATGCCTTATTAAACTTCTTATGAGTTTCTTCTGATATGCTAATATTTTTAGTTTCGATAGGATTAGCTGAAATAGTTCCACCAGAGTTTGTGCCAACGCCCACCTGCATGGCTCGGCTTCCAGCTCTACCGCCTGCCGCTCCTGCACCAGAAGACATAAGTTTTGCTATTCTGGCTTCATTAAGCCTATTCTGCATCTTCAGACGTTCTTCGTCTAATCCAAATCTGGCTTCATCCTTATTCTTACCATATTCAAACTCTGCAATATCCCTATTTCTTTCATATTCAAATTCTATCTTCCATTTTTCGAAATTCAAATTAGCTAATCTTTCCCTCTGATTATATTCTTTGGTTTTCCAGTAAAGCTCGTCGGCTTTGATTATGAAAGACGAATTATCATAAGCGTATGAAGCAGCAGCATTATTAATAAAATTATTTTCAATAACCTTCATCGCTCCAAGATACGGATCGTAAGTCCTTTCATCCATTCTGCTAAATTCAGATTTCATAGAAGCTATTTCAGATTTGGCTCTCTTTATTTCATTTTCAACCATTTCTTTCTTTGCAGGATCAGAACCCAAACCGGAAAGATCGGCAGTAAGAGCATCAACATACCTCTGCTTATCACTTATCTGCTTATTCATAAAACCAAGAACAGAATCATACGAATATAAAGAGGGATTAGAGTCTACCATGTAAATAGCCTCCACCTGCATCTGCTGCCTTGCTTTATCTGATAACCCTGACAATGCAAAAGAAGCTATCTGTTCAGGAGTAAGCATATCCTTAGTTACTTCTTGTACTGCCCCGGTAGGATGACCATCCTTGTCAAGAATAGGAATCTGAACTTTAGCTCCTTTATGAAGCTTGCTTATAAAATCTATCCTATCTTTTAATTCCTTATTATAATCAGTATAAGGAGTATATTGAAGAGGAGCAAGACGGGAACCAGCCTTTCCATCATTCACCCATTCATTATACGGCTTTAAAGCCGCATAAGCATTCGCAGCAGAATAAAGTTCTGGATTATTTATTTGTAAATCAGATAGCATTTTATGCATTCTCCTGCCTTCTTTTGTGCCGGCAATCGCGTTAATGACCGTATCATCCAACACCGAACTGATCTCTCCTTGTATGGCTCTCGTAACACCATCAGAAGAAAGATCCACGCCTTTGAATTTTTGATTGATGTTAGCAATCACACCTGACATCTTATCTTCCATATAAGCGCGGGCTTCAGGCTTATCTATCTCTTGACCCATAAGATAATCTACCTGGGTATAGATCTTTTCACGAGCAGCATCAACCTTCTGCTGTTTGTACATCATGACGTCCTTAACAAGATCTATGTTGTAAGGACTAACATACGGGGCATATTGCCTTAAAATACTATATTGTGAAGCCATCAGCTATTTCTCCTTCTCTTTTTATATTTATCTTCTTCATCATCCTCCAAGCTCTTCAAATAAGGTGTAGAATAATCACCCATATTCATCACATCCTGATTGCCTTGAACGTAAATAATTTGACCACTTGGAAGCATTCTCATATTCGGGGCTATGGAAGCTATGGTATTCAACGATGTACGAACATTAAACTTATTCTGTATCTCGCTGTTTATACTATCATAATAACGAGCAAGATTTTCATCCCTTATAGCCATAGCTTTCAACAACCCAGATTCATAACGTTGCCTTTCTGCTATGTTCTTATCATCTGTCTGAACATAAGCCATTTCATTAAACCTATCAGCTTCGTTTATTTGCCTTGCGTTATTGAAATTTACTTCATTAACATACTTGGCTATATTGCTTCCAGCTATGGCGTTCATATTAGCCAGAATAGCAGCCCGCTGGGAGTCGGGCACGTCACCTACTGCGTCTAACTGAGCCGATGTCGCACGGTTGAGCTCGTTGATATACTGATCAGCAGATTGAAGAACCGGGTCTATTCTCGGAGCCTGATGTCTTTCCAGGCCTTCTATCTCCAAGCCAGTGTCAAGGGTTCTTAGCATTTCCGGGAAGATAGGACCGAACGCCGCCGGTCTGCCCTGTCCTTTAGGTCCGTTGTCTTCAACCACCTCCTCTGTATCGGTGTCGGTTGCAGTCGCAGGCGTACTTGCTTTCGGTTTTACCTCTATCCTTCCAGGAGATCCAATCTTAGGCGGTGTAAGGTCTGGTGCTATGGGACCGGCCTCAATAGGCTTCATTTCTGGTTTAACAGACTCAAGAACGAAGTCTATTTCCGGCATTAACCCACTATCTCTTAAAGCAACAAACTTATTATAATCGGAGCCCAGAATCTTCTTAGCGGCATCAGATTTATCACCAAATAAGTCAACATAATTCTTTATCCCTTTTTCGTTTAACAATCTTTTTTGCTCTGCCGAAACAACGTCCAATCCATAATAAGAACGGGTGGCTGTTGTCTGACCAAACTTATCATCTACGGCAAATGAATTATAAGCCTGATTACCTCCGTAGCTTCCGGCATCCTGGCCCCAGAATCCGTACTCATCTCTGAATTTCTTGGCTGCATCAGCATTCGTGATAGCACCTACATCAGCTAACGCCCACAATGCATTTAATTGCCTGTTGTATCCTTTCTGGAAACCTTCTGTATCAAAATCACCATCCGTATTGTACTTGTTAGCCCATCGGTTTATGTCGAGCAAATTAGATACCGCCTTATCATTTACCCTGCCGTATCCTAAATTGCTTCTATGTTGGAGATTCTGGTTGGCATTGACACTGGAATCAGGATTAAGAATCTGCTCACGACCACTAACATCAGATACAGTCATATTAAGAGTTCGTCCAAATAACTGATTGATAAGCTTATTGTAGCCGATAGCATTCTTTCTAAGTTCCTCCAGCTCCTTCTGAGTAGGTCCACCTTCAGCCATTTTCCTGGTTTGCTTAACATACTCGTCATATATCCAGTTCTTAGCATCTGATTCTGCAATATTAAAAGCCTTAGCTTGTTTCTTTACCTGATTCAGATCAACAACCCCGCCATCCCTGAAAAAAGCATCCATCTTCTCGTTACGCTTAGATTCTTCCTGTTTGCCATAAACGATTTCAGCGAAAGAACGAAATTGTGCTTCAAGCTCGTCTATCTCTTTCTGGTTTTCATTGACGTACTTGGAAAGAATAGAAGCATTAAGATTAGATGTGTTTTTGTCTTTTACATCTTCATTTTTCTCTAATCTCTTATATACACGCTCCTGATCTTCGTACTTATCAGACAAACCAATCTTCTTCTTATATCGATCAAGGAGTGTAGCATACGTATCTTTTGACGTTGCCTTAATACCATAATTTTCTCTAACGTAAGAGGCAAACTCATCATCTATCTTACGATAATCGGAAACAATATAAGCCTCTGGCAAATCAACCGGAGTGCCACCATTTTCATGTCTGTTCCCTTTGGCTTCCATAGGCCCTACGGAGTCAGGAGTCAGCACGTACTCGCCTTTCTCTATCTCTACATTCGCAGCATCTTCCATAGACTTGGGAAGAGGATAAATATATTCGCCGGTCATATCAGACGTATCCATCTTCTGACCGTTACCTAAATTCACGCCACCACCTTCACGTTCCCACTTGATGAATTGCTGACGACGCTCCTTGGCAAGTTTTTCCCTCGCTGCCTGCTCGTCTCTGCTGGCTGCATACGCAGCAGATGAAGCTCCCATGATATTACGGGTAAGACCTAATCCTAAACTAACACCAGACAAGGCAGCTTGAGCCACATTAGCACCGACCTTATTACCGGCTCTTATCCGGCCAAGACTTGTACCGAACATTTGAGCTCTGCCGGTTAGATCGGGTGAATAATATGGGGTAGTCATAGGATCAAGAGGATTACCATCTTGGGAACGTTTTTCTTTAGAGGAATCAGCATCAACACCACCTACATTCATTGTATTATCAACGACTGATTTCTCTACGTTTTTAACCATACCCCTATTATCAGCGAGATATCCTGCATATCCTGCATCATTGTTTTCAAAAAACGGATCGGATGTAGGCATACTACTAAATGGATTTATCTCCCCCTCCTCTGTTTCTAAAATCACATCAGAAGGCATATATATATTCTGAATATCAGATTCACCCCATTTATTAACAGGCGTTCCATAATCAAGAATAGACTGAGTAGAGGATACATTAATATCCTGTTTCTTATCCTGAACACTACCGCCAGGAGCGAATATCGGACGATTTTTTATGATTCGTAATTTCATACTATCTTTTTTCACAAAGATAAGAGAAACGAACGAGAAAATCCAACGTTATGGGATACGTTTAAAAATCAATCATGTACGGCAGACAAACCGCCCGAATCAGGGTCGTACTTAAGACCGCATGCCCGGCGATAGTTCTTAAGCGCTCTCTTGTACAAAAACAGCACTGTCTTGGAAACTATTTTCTTCATAGATTTGGTTAAAACCTCTTCTGTTGAAACAGACATCAGACAGCTATTCAAAAACGACCTGACATTGGAACCGAACAAGATCTTCACCATTTTTCTAAACGTTCTAAAAAGATATGATGCAGAAAGAGACTTTAACCCATTGCGAACCAGTCTCTTATTCAAATACGAAACAGCCTTTTCAGATAGACAGAGCCTATTCTTTCCTTCGCTATCTACCTCTGATGAAAACCACGAATATAAAGTGGTAGGATGTTTCTTAAGGTGATTAATGAAGGAAGTCATTATCCCTTCTTTTAAAGCCCTTTTGTGGGCTACGCATGCAGCAATCTTCTCTTCTCTTTTTAAAGAGCTGTCAAGGCATCTAAACACCGTCCTATCGTATCCGATGAAATACTGAGGACGTTCTTCCTTGAACTTAGCCCGATAAGCGGCATATCCTTCCTTACGAAGCATATCTATCTGAGACCGGATATAGAACCTTACACACTTTTCTTCAGCCTCTTGCACGCTTTTAAGATAAGGAACTGACTTTCTTCCATATCGAAGATAGTCATAAACCATAGCCTCTATGAAGTCATTGTATGGGAAGAATCTTCCAAAACCAAAATTCCAAACTATGAAACATCGCACTCTATCTTTCCAATAATCAGATATGAGAAAATTGCTACAATATCTCAACTTCCTGTCTTTCTGATAAAAATGATGAGTATGTTTGTCATAAAATAGATTAAAATATCTCAAATTGCCTAAACACTGACCGGCTGGACGGCGTACTACATTGTACCCTAAGTTGCTGAAGCTATTGTATATAACTTCTATCGGAGAGACCTGCTCTTTCTTAAAGAGCTTGTCGTGTAACTTGTGAGGATCTGTTATTTCTTTTAACTTTGTGTCCATATTTATGTTGTTTTAGTGCAAAGATATGGTTTTTCATCATACGCTCAAAGAAGAAAATGCACGGCCTTGTATCCGGTTTGAGAGAAATAGGATACAAGGTTTTTTGTTTTATGACGGTTTGGATAAGAGACGGGAAAACGACTCTAAACGTAACCTCCTGACCGTCAGTGGTGGGACAACAAATCTTGAATTAAAACTACGCCTATGAATAGTCTCCGTTTTCCTTAATATTAAGACCATTTTCAATGATCTTACTCATTATATTATTTATATTATTTTATATACTTTACCATTTATTCATATAATTGTTTACAGTGAATGAACTTAACGACCGAAGGGAGTTAAGTGAGTGAACGGATTGACAAATTACTTTTTCCGTCATTATATTGTTCGCCTAATTGTGTTAAAGGATTGAGTATCGTGACCGAAGGGAACGATGCGAAAGAACATATAACATTTAAAAAACGACTGAACCTATCTACCGAAGGGAGATAGGTGATGGAATGACATTAATAGTTATATTAGGTAGCCAGTGGAGAATTAGGCAGGCTGGTAGGCGAGACGGGCGTCCATGCCCATCAGGATAGTAGAGGTACGTAGGTCTGTTCTGTTAAACAAAGGCGATGATAGTTCCATCCTTCACGAAATCGCACAAAAAAGCCGGATTATCTTGATGTCGTTCTTCAACCTTCGGTATCCGTGTAACGAGTCTCAAATCCGGCTTCGCTTCATGAGAAATAAAATAATTGCTCTAATTATCAGTGACGCCTTTAATGCGAAGTTGTATATTGGGAAGCACGGCATTAATCAAAGCCATTTTCTTATCCTCTTCGCTTTCTTTTTCATGCTGTTTATACATCATGCTGTAATCACTGTCATCACCATCCTTTTTCCCGTCTAACGTCAGTAAATGATTTACGATGTCCTTACCATACGTTTCAGTCCATGTACGGAATCTATCTTCCTCGGACTGTCCCTCCTGGGACGGGGCTTCCGGGTTAGGAAGGGCGGATGCCACTTCTACCTCTGGAAGTGTTACCGATGCTGCTATTTCAGCATCATCTCCGAATCCCATTTGACCATACGAAGATACGGAATTTTCTTCAATTTCCAAACCAAGATTTTTAACAACCTCCATAGCATAATTATAACGGTCATCGTTTCTTATAACACTCTTATGAGGACGTCCTGCTCCTTGGTTCCAAGCTACTACAGCATCTTTAAGGTTATCGGCGTTCATGAAGTCCTGCCGGCTGTAGTTGTAATACCCTGGTCCTTCTTTTCCTTTTCTTGTGTATAAGAAATTAGAATATCCGGTTTTCCCTTCGTATTCATCAGCTAAGAACTCAAGTTGGTCTTTGAATGTGGGTGTAGAATGTCCTTTCTTTTTGGCGTGCTTGAATAGCTTATCCATGCGTTCGTTGTGCCATTGCTGTATGCCGTATGACGTTCTGTTGTCTCCGTATATGTCATCTTTAAGGCCGGATTCAGCCATGAGGTTACCTATGATGGCGAGCGCCTGTATCTTGGACATGCCGCGCTTATTAGTAAAGTATTCATATGCTTCACGCTGCTTGCCAACTACGCCACCTTCCTTCTTGATGTTGGTATTGTATCTCTTTCCATTCCATGTAAATTCCTTAAGACCTCTTTTCCTGGCTTCTTTAAAGGCTTCACCTCTTGTAGTGGAAATAGAGTCTTGTAGCTCAAGATCATTTTTTATTCCAAGAATAGCATCAACAATAGTATTATCATTTTTATCAACATTATCCAAAACATAAGATTGACTTATCAAATTTGATACGCTCTTTCTGTTTTTATAAGTTCCTTCTTTATCTGATGGAGCTTCAAAAGCATATACAAGTGGATACGAATAATCCGTATCTGGATCTTCTGACATAAATTCGTTTACTGCATGAATAGCTTTTTTGTATTTAGTATCTTTTATACTATACTTCCCAGCATCTTGAACATGATCATAAAATCTGTCTATCATATAGTTGATATATCCACGCTTATCGCTCTTAAATCTCTCTTTATCTCTTTCAAACTCTTTTGGCGGATATCTTTTGTAATATTCTTGAAAAAGTCCCCTAAATTTTCCATCCTCAGATACAGCGTAGGGGTTTCCACCAGATTCTTCAATAATATTTCCAAGTACGGCTTCTATCTGGCGTTGATTAAAACCTTTATCATATAAAGCATCATAGATCATATTCATCCCTTCTACGTCCATAGTACGATGCTTACCCTTACCCACACGCTTCATATTTTCATATTTGGATTTGAATAAATCCCAATCTATTTCCGGCTTAGAAGAATCCCCTCCTTGTTTTTTGGATCTTATCTCCATCCTTTTATCCAAATCATTCTTTGAATCAATAATGGATCTAAACAGGATCTTGTTTGGATCATTCTCTTCGTATGGGATTTTATCTTCTACATAATCCCTTATTTCAAAAGGATACCCTATTGTATCAAGAGTCTTAGTAACAACCCCAACACCAAAAGGTTGATCGCTTCTATAAAAATCGTACTTATCTTTCACAACCATCCTACCTCTATCATCACGGTACATGGTAAAACTTGATAAGCCTGATAAATCATTTAAATCTCCGTAAGCATCCGGTATAAAATTATATTCGTTAAATACCTGATGTTCCCCGGTTCTGGCTTTTTTTAAGAGATCTATACCCTCTTCTACCATTCCAAGTTTCCTACTTGTTACATCCCTTAACTCCTCCAAATCAGATACGTCCTTGCCTGCAACTTTTCCATCAATTATCTTATTATCTAAGGAATCAAGCTCCTTTCCATATTTTTTAGCCATTTTCTCCCACCCACCATTTATCCTGTCAGATATAATGGATTTGATATTGTCTGGTATTCTAACAATCCCGTTTTCCTCTTTCAGGTTATTTGGTTGGTTTAAAAATCTAAACCAAAGATTTTGACTAAAATCATCTACATTGGCTTTCGGAACATCTTGACCAAAAAATTCCATTATTTTGGTTTTTAATCCTCTTTCATTGGCATATACATCAGGTGTTATATTAGATGCCAGATATTCTCTAAGTCTTACAAACGGACCAATTTTATTCCATAATGTTTTTGGTTGTTTGTCTCTTACATAATTTTTAATTTTCTTTGCCATCTTTTTCTTCCTCTAAGAATCCAAACATTTCACCTGCGCAATTACCAACAAATCCGGCTATGTAAGCTGCGTGTTCATCTTCTCCCACCTTAAAGCCAAGAGACATATTACAATGTTGACATACCGACATAGCTGCATGAAATGATTCATGACATATGTTTTGTGTAGTCATATCATTCTCACTTTGAAAATTCCATAATAACTTAAAAGCTCTATCATCCCCCTTATCACGAACAAGATTCAAGAAAGAGGCTTTTGAATCTAAATCGCCTTCATCTCCCCATTCTCCTTCATGATCCAATTCTGTATTCTCAAAACGATCACACAATGTTTTGTAATCTAACCCTATGGTGATAATCAACTTTAGTGGATATATCACAAAATCAAATTCTTTTTCTTTCATTCTTTTTTTCAACAAATGTAAACAAAATAGCCGAAGAATGCCACCATTCATTCTCCGGCTTGTTATGATAAATCTATTCTTATGAAAACAGTACGAATGTAAGATTTAAATCTTAATCTTCTTAATTTCATCAATCATATTCTTATATCCGCAGAACTTGCTGTTAATAACATCGAAAATAGATTCTGACCAGCCAGCTATGTTCAAGATATTAGATCCTCTGTAAAACATCTCACTTCCATATCCTTGAATAGAAATAGAAACGATCTTGCAATTTGGATTTACTTTCTTGAACTCTTTCAAAAGTTCGGCGAATTTGCCATATCCATAACTGGAGCTTTTCTCCCATACAACAGATTCACCGTCTCCTATCTGCATATCTGAAATAACGTACAAATTATCTACCTTGATCTTATCTTTAACGCACTTTTCCAAGAATGCAAAAAGACCGTTTTCGGTGGAACCACCGCAGTCTCCTCCGGCAGTAAAAGATTTTTTGTTATTCCATAAAACACCTTTACTTCTATCATATTCGTAATTGATAAGTTTGTCACCAAACATGCCAATAAATACGTCAGGAAGCACAGATGCGATCATACAGCCAAATAAGTTACCAATGACAGCCGTATTTGTTTTGCTAAAGGCAGACACTTCAGAAGATCCTCCCATATCTCCACGTACAGAGCCAGAGTGGTCAATCAGGATAGCCGACCGCCCCTCCAATACCGGCAGGTTCTTGCAGGAGATGGTTATGGCTTTCTCCAACGCATCTAAAATCTTATATTTATTACGCGCTGTTGATTTAGCACGTTTTTTATCCGACTCAAATACAATATCATTATCGGAACTATCAGTGCCTATATTTTCAACCTCTTTGAAAGCTGAAGCAAAACGGAAAGGAAGCATCTTCGAATTAAGTACCTTCTCTTCTATTGTAAGCTGCCTACAAACTTCATCTATTTGATCAGGCGCGTATTTGATTATGTTTACAAGGTTACGAACCATATTAAAAATAGGCATACCTTTTACATTGGAAACCACGTCCCGAATAGCGTCACCTAAAGCTTCTTTCTTTTCCTTATTGTCTTTCTTATCCTGTCCGGCTTTAGACATTTCTTTTTCAAGAATCTTGCTTTCGTATAATCCAGACAAAGACCTACCTTCTATAAGGTACTGGAAAGCCGTTTTGTTAGCCTGATTGCCTTTGGGGTGAAATAAGTTTACGAGGTCAACCATAGTAATGACCCTACTGTCCATCTTATACTTATCAATCCGATACGGATCAAGACCTTCCAAAGCCGTCTTAAATCCTTTCTTAATAGCACTGGATATACCTCTTAACTTCTTTGGATTTTTGCCGTTAAGAGCCGCATAACAGCCAAGGATTTCGCTCATATCATCAGGACGCATAACGATCTTGTTATAGAACCTTGAAGCCCATTCCTTACCCGATGCTTTGCTGGCAAGGACAGAAGCCATAAGATGCGTTACTGACCTAAGCTTTCCTTCTTTTCTGACATACAATGCTGTTTGTGCTGCGAAATACGGATCTACTTGATCCATAAGGTCCTTAATCCTGTTCACCTTGTCTTTTTCTTTCTCATAATAAGAATCAGACAACATGGTAGTCATTACCGTAGACACCAACTCTTCTTCTGCGTTAGGCTTATACGCCTTCTCTCCCATGTGATTCACGATCGCAGGTTTAACACCTTCATCCTTTTTGTTAAACTTTCCCATTTGTTGTTGTTTTCTTTAAAGTGTTATACAAAAAAAGCAGTGATATTACTACCACTGCTTGAAAAAATATATCAATATGAATACTCAATGAGGGAAAAGCTGAAGTTAGTGTAAACAATGAAATAATGGATTTAAACCATCGACCTATACTTTAAAAGAGTATCGCTCTATCCATCTGAGCTAAATTCGAAGTAACTAACCCCATCACCACTCATTAGTTTTTATATATTTCAAACAGAGGAAAAGCGGAGCCGGATCTAAAATGAAAATATTGGATTCGAACCAATGAAAAACTTTTTTACCTAAAGCCGTGTTATCCACTACACTAATTTTCGAAGTAACCGAACTCCTCACCATCTGTATATGTTGTTAAAACAGGGATAATTTGGAAGGTGTTTGAAAGGAGGTTTTAATCTACCAACTGATCTAATCTTTCTTGCATGAAAAATACAGGACTCGAACCTGTGACACAAACCGAAGTATCACCTTCCATCACCACTGTCTTGCATTATAATCTCTCTTGATTACGATGCAAATATAGACACTAAAATATGATTTACAAATTAAAATGATTTAAAATAGATTAATTTGAACAAATTAACACACAGACAACATAATAGACAGTATCGTATTGTATATTTGCGTATAACATAAAAAAAATAAATATATGGATAGATATATTGTTGATTTACTATTAAATGAAGACAACTCTCCGTTTAATAGTAAAAATTTTAAAATAATAGAATTTGAAGAAAATGACAATGAGAAAGTATATAACTTATTCAATAAAGTGTACGGAGAAAATGTAAGTATTATTTTCATTGATAGTGGATTTGGAATATTAACGTTTATAAATGACAACATGGTTAGACAAGTTGATTTGTATATCATGTTGCAATCTTTATCCGTTATATACAAAGAGGCCATAGATATAATATCCATATTGTTCGGTGAAAACGCATCACTCCTTACAGTATGCAACAAACCAGCCCCAGTCACGCATGATAAAAATTCCAGTGGTGATATTAATACCTATATAATAAAAGATAGTTCGAGTGGTTTATTTAAAATAGGAAAAAGCCGTAATCCTATTGAAAGACTTAAAACACTATCTATTGGGAATCCTAATTTATCTATAATAGGAGTATGCAATAAAAATGTAGAATTATTAATACATAAAGAATATGATTCAGTAAGAGTCGATGGAGAATGGTTCAGGATGGATAATAATGATATTTGTCATATAATAAAGAAATACGGATTTATATGTGTAGAATAAAAAAATCATCCTCTACTTATTGAAAAGTAGAGGATGATACGATATTATCTATTCTTAATCTTATCTTCAGAAATCAACCACTGGAATATAATCTTTCGGTTGCTAATTACTTTCTTTATCCTCATCAGCATCCAACTTCCTCTTAACCTATCCAGCCATGACCGTCTGAAATTAAGGGCATCAGGATTAACTGACTTATTTATATCGTTATTGTCCTTGATCCAAATAGGGGTCTCCGATCGGTCATCGTCAACCCTGTTGAAAAAGTCATTTAACTTATGTCTTCTATATACCTCAGTATCCAGGACCTCAGTATAGTCGCCTACGATCTTCGGATACGATATACGTTGCGCTAAATTATTCTTTTCTTCTGGAACAAGATGAATTTCACCTGAGTTGTTTGTGTCGTTGTAGATAGTTATCGTATCTAAACCTACTTTCCTGTCAAGAGTGTAATTCACATCATCGACGTATTTCCTTGCATCAAGCTCGTATTCTACAGAAGCCAACGTAGAGCCATTATATTTCTCTTTTATCGGCACTTCTAATATAAATGGATATGTTGCTCCGTAAAATGTCTGAAAGCTCTTATTCGTCAGCAAATGGCTCCATAAGCCACCTTCTTCATCCGATGCCGGGAAGTTTATTCCTGTCTGGAAATATTGTTGCTGTTCTATATAATAGTCGGGGCAGAATGAATAATAAGAAATCCATTCTTGTTTCAGACACGAATATCCGATAGTGAACGATACGTCCTTGAAATATTGTTCGTCCTTTAAAGATATTTCCTTATCGTTTGACAGCACCTCTGTTTCATTGTATAAGAACCTTCCACCATCATATTTATAATATGCCGGGTTCTTAACAGGTATATAATCTTTTTTCGTGATAAGTACCCTCTTATACCTGTTATCCCATCCAAGAGACAGACCAAGACCGATAAATTTATTGTCTGTATCTTCTTCTGTCATCTCTGTACCGGTTAAGATATTAGTTATTCCGTATCTAAGAATCTTAAACGGAAGATGACGCTTAAGCCAATGTCTGATACCTACACTAAGTTCCTTAAGATTACGTCCATTAGGATCGGTCATAAACACCTGTGCTCTTTTAGTATCTACCCAGAAGTGACCAAATTCTGAACTAATTATTTCAGTGCTCTGGGTTCCAGAATAACCGAGGTCGGTCGTGTTGTACTCCAGAGGCCGGGACGCGAACAGACCGCCGGTGCCCATCTCGGCCTGCCCTGGGGAGGTGCGCTCCTTGATTACGTCTATGGCGTTATGGAGTGAAACCTGATCCTCGAACCTAACAAGAATCTGATCGGATTCAATACGCTTCATGTGAATAAGCTTCCCGTTGTTGGTTGGGAACTCATGATAGTCCATAGGCTTGTACGTCAGCCACGGATCTGTTTGACTGTTTTCAGATACGTCAGCCCTACTCCATATAACACCATTAGGACGCTGGTAAGCACAGTCATAAAAACGTCGTTCGTATGTTGCCGGCAATACATTTGGTGTTAGTGTCATCCTCGACGAATAGATAGGACTTATCTTGTAATCATTATCCCTATGGATAGATACGTTCTTTTCTTGTGTCCACCAAACAAAATCTCCTACTTTTGGATAGAATAGTTCATGAGGCTGAGGGCCCTCTAATCTGAAATTACAATTTATTTCAGACTCTACAAGGAACTGAGGAATGCCATAGAACCATGTATAAAATCTTCCATTAACGTACTTGCCGGATGTGTCACCATTTAATTCGTATAAGCTCTTCCTGTTTGGATAAAAAGCGTATCTTCCTTTATTAGATGATGTCCAGCTATTGAAACGTTCGTTATCTATTGTCTCAAGAGCGTCTTCTCCAGTATCATAATTAACAAAATATCTTGGATACCCTACATTTCTGTAATCCATGTATGGGAATGGTATCATGTCTCCAATACCAAAAGCGCTATTATAAAAAACAGGAAATTTTCTCTTTAATGAAAATCTGGTTATCACCGTATCGCCACCGAATATCAGTTTCTTTTCATTAGTGAAAAAGCCACATCCGCCTATGGAAATCCATTTTATATCTTCTATCTGTCCATATTGATCCGGCCTATATCGCATAAGTCTCATATACGGAGAACAGATGTACGATACTGTTTTGGATTGCTCGAATGTTCTTCCTGCTACAACATCACTTCCAGCAATAACCGAATCATCTATGCGGCTACTGTCGTAATTGTAAACATAGTTCGGATATTCCAATAAATATTTCGATTTACCATCTCCTTTTTCACCTGGATCACCAAATGATAAAAATAACGAAGATTCACGATCTATATTATTAACGAATAAGAAACGTCCCTCATTATCATTTCTACCGGTTCCCCATTTAGAAGACATACTGGCATCCATCATCGGATATACGCCAGACTTAATGTACTTAACAGAAGATAAACCACGGGCAAAATTTCGTTCATACTTATCCTGATCTGTTATGCCTATCATTGAATTATATAATCCCACAGAAGTATAATACCATGCATGATTACGTCTTGGTCCATTGTTTATAAACGTATTAAGCCAATCATAACGGTACTTACCGTACAATATCGGGCCTTTAGCAAGAGTCTGACTGATGGTTGACACCATTGAAGAAAACAGCATGGCCACGCTTAAATTAGTCAGGAATCCTCCTCCGGTAAGACCGGCCGACCCTCCTATGTATCCAGACTGCGCCCTTATCTGAAGCTCTTCTGCTATCATAGCTGCTATTGTAGCACTTGATTCAACTGCGGCAAGCGACGCAGCCATCGTGTATGCGGCAGGACCTAAGATAGTCCATTTTGGATGATCTTCTACAGGTACGAAACTGCCCACAGACATTCCTCTTTGAAACCCGTCTATACATACTTCATTTGGAAGTTCTGGCTTGTTGAAATAAATATCAGGTGAACAGAATGAATACCACACGTTTCCTCCTTTGTCGAAAGGATGGGATATAAACTCGTCTCTTTTGCCAGACGTATAATTATATTGATCTTGTGACAGGTCATTATATGGGTAATTAGGATAGATATTCACATTACCATCGTCTCCTATGTATCTAAGCATATCATAGGCTAATCCTGAAGCCACAACCGACCTATTTAGTCTCCTATCTCCACGATACAGTTCATATCCTACAATCGTATTTCTTTGTTGTTGCGTAATCAAACCAGAATCCACTGCAAAATCCAAAAACACTTGTATGGTGTTCTCATCTACCATAATACCTACCGGATATATTTCAGAAGCTATGTCATATCCACGTTCATCACTGTTCATGAATGGTATATGCTTATTATCTGGAAACCGGTAATGACGTATAGGTTGCTGGCAAAATACGGTAGAAGTATCTACCCCTCCATAAGAATGACCCTTGAAATAAGATAATCCATTTTTGTCTGACAAAGGAGCACCATAATATTCTGTTAACTTATTCATAATATTAGAATAAGCTTCTGATTTTTTTGGATCACCATAAGATCTGCCTGTGTCTATTTTCATCCTGCTACTATCATAAAGTTCAAAATTAGCAGGATATTTCTCAGATGATTCCCAATATGCAAAATCCCCGTATTTATAAGGACGAGGCTTGCAATTGATGGGCCTATCTCCACATGTCTGACATTTTGATGCAAATAAGACAGTTGATCTAAGTGTTATAGAATCCACAGACAAATCAATCTTATTTACCTCCTTTTCTCTTATACCAAAAATATACGGATATATAGTTTTACCTGTAGCAAAAGCGACTCCAAGAATAGCACGGGAAGGCTTCTTTCCTTCTTCTTCCTCTTCTTCTGGGGTATCATAATTTTTATAAGAACAAAATTGAATTTGTCTAAACGTCATTATCCAAGGAACTGCTACAATAGGAGATTCTATTGTAACATAAAAATAATTTTGACCTATAGAATCAAAAAACTCTTCATTTATTTCTCCGAAAGCCGGTCTTGCTATGTTAACAATAACGGAATGAGATGATTCATACTCAGGTCTATCAAATTCAACTGGTACTATTCCAAGAGGGGACCATGTTTCAACATCCTTCCAAAAAGAAACACGAACGTAATTGGTAGACACAGCATCCATTATGCCATCTACCTTTCCAAGAGCTTCAAGATAAAGAACTTTGTTCTCGTCTTTATAACCTTCTATGTCCCACTCTTCTGGTCTATTGATTCTAATAAATCTTGCATTTGTCATTACATTTCTGACAAACTTCCATACCACAAATTCAGATGCGAATCCAATATTAAGCTTATCCCCTGTAGGATTATTAAATGTAGCATTGTTTACATACCCTTCAAATTTCCAATCAGTTTCATCTATACCGGTATCCGAATTTTTATATATCATATCTTGCAACTTCTCAGAAGCTTCAGGCCAAAATTGCTCAATACAATACCTGGGTCCGTTCTTTGATCTATACTGATTATTTATGACTGTACTGGTAGATCTACCGGCTCGCCAATCTCCTACATCATTTATCTTTTGGCTCCATCCATCTATATGAAGAATATAACTTCCAAGAAGATAATTATAATTCTGAAAGTTGTTATAATCAGTTCTTGACACAGTAGGATCAGAGCAATAACTCTCAATATAACATCCGCATGTACAAGGCATGGTATCTAATACGTATATAGCATCAGACACGGTTTTTAAAACAGATCCAGGTTGTAAGTATGGATAAAACTCAGAACAAAGGTGTTGATTGCCATCACCTGATATGCTGCCAGCGCTATACCCAAAAAATGCTTCCTCCATCCATTCAGATAAAGAATCCATTGTCTCGTAATTAAACAACACAGAATACTTATTCTGATTTTCTCCTCCTGTGGTATATAGATAATCTGTAGAGACGTGTTCCATTTCGCTAAGAACCTTATAGATATAATCTTCTACAAGGCCTGTTATTAGTGGAACTGGAGCAGACAATATAGATTCTTGACGATGGGGAACTTCGCAGTCTCCTTCCATTTCTGGTAACCTAATATGATCAATTGGTTCCATATAATCCTGTGTTCCGTCTTCTCTGTATTTGGTAGCTATATCACATATCTGTCTTTCATTGTTTCCATTCTCCTTATTATTACAAGCTACAAGACCTATATTTTCAGACAAATAATTTATAGGGGTTCCTACAATATCATCATAATCGATAATAAATCTTGATTTCCCTTTAAAAGTAGCGAAATTGCTTTCCACTATAACAGTTTGACCTACGGTAGCAGGATTATTACATTCTTTTTGTTCTTCATCTATAACAACCGCATCGTCAATTAATATCCCATCTCCTGCCGTATTGCTATACTGCCATACATATTTTCTTTCCACTCCTGAACAATCCGGAGCATATGCATTTATAGACTGGTATGGGATACTGTCTTTGTTCATTTCTTCTCTTGCCTTATCAGAAGGAGGTGGAATAAGAACAAATGCTGGAGTTTTATATCCGGTGGATGTCTTAAACGAGATAGAAAACGGATACACTTCATTTCTCATATATCCCACATACAGCGAACAAGCATTACCATCTTTATACAGATCTTCATGAGCGACAGATGCCTGCCATTTTAGAAAATGCCCCATAAGAGAAACTACAGGCTGTAAATTCCACTCTTTTTCCGCAGTAAGACCATACTGCAAAAGACGGTTTCCGACTGACACTATTCCTCTTGATGTGTTGTACACAGCCCTTTTCAAGGAAATATGCTCAAATGTGGTTCTTTTATTATTAAGGTCAGAATAATAGTATATGGTCTTCTCTGTAATAGGATGAATACCTTCTATAAAATAATCAACTACCGGCTGCGTTTCCCCATTGTATCCTACCGTATTTTGAATAACGGCTACCTTATAATGGCTGACTTGCCTATCCAAATTAGACACCTTAAGCCTTATACCAAGATTAGTTCTTTCTCCCCATTTACCATCATTTATCCTAATATATTGTTCGTCAAATACATGAACAGGGTTAGTTAATGAAGTATAGTTAGTTTTCTCGTTACCAAATTCATCGCACAAGGCCACAGCAAACTGATACACGCCCGCACGCAGGCTGCCCCCGTACTCTATCTGTACCGGCTCTACGCATGGCTGGTCCAGTAGCGGAAACACCCTAAGTTTCTCACATGCCAGAAAACAACCATTCTCCTGCATGAACTTTTTCCTATCGTATTCTTTATCGCATATCTTATACCCATGATAATGATACCATATATCACCTTCATCATCAGGAGTCAGAGCCTTGTCTACAATAACATACCTGGGAGGATTATAATCGTCAGTCCAGTAAATACATTTTCCACATTTCTCTGTCTTTATTTCTATGGTTTTTATAGGATGGTAGATAGAGAAATTAAGGCACGGATCTTGCTCGTTGTCTTCAAGCAGGGTTTTCATGCCAGAACACAACGACTCCGATCCTTCTACCATAGATTCTATATCAGAATCAGACAAGATACTTGTATCGGATTCAGGCTTGAAATAAGTTATTTTAGATACGCCTGTTTCAGGATTTGTTATAAAAAAATAGATATTGCCTGAAGTAAGATCGTTCTTGTAACCAATAACTTTAAACCCATCGAAATCAATGCATTTAAGATTACTGTGCTCGTTAGATCTCATTCCAACATTACCATCCTCGGATTCGATGTTGGCATTCAAGGCAAACGTATAATGCTGATCCGTAAGACTCGACGGATGCAGATCGCGGTTCATGCCTGTTTGAGGAACCGCTATGTTTCTGTTATCTTCTGATGCCATCTTTGTAACTGTTTGTCACAAAGATAACAAAAGAGATTTAATCATGGGCTTTCAAAGTGAGCGTAAAATGGCAGATAATCACCCTGTCTTATATCTTTTACCCCTAATCAACACAGTGCCATCACCGCCGGCTCCGGCATAAACCATAGAGTATCTGACGCCGCCTCCTCCGCCGCCATAACCTCCGCCTCCTTTACCGGATCCGTTTGTTGATCCTCCTGTACCAGATCCTTCACTATAATCGGATATTCCGCCTTGGAATACTACTCCGGTCTTGGTTTCTCCGCTTCCACCACCGGCATTTCTTTTACCGCCGGATTCTCCAAAATCTCTGGTAGTATGACCTTGACCTTTGATTACTCCATACTCTTTTCCATTAGTGTCTCCACCATCCGAAGCACCATCTTGCGTATATGTCGAACTGCCGGCACTACCACCATTTCCTCCCCTCCATTTATTAGCTCCCTTTCCTCCATTTGCTCTATAAGACGAGTTCATGAATTGAGAATAACCACCATCCTTACCAGGAGAATTTTGTTCGGCTTGATAAACTTCCGCCCCTCCTTTTCCTACTGTTATAGAAATAGATTGACCGGGTTTTACAGCAATAGCTTCTCCGTCTTTCCAGCCTTTGCTATCAGATTTGAAGGTCTTTGTATAACCGCCTCCACCTCCGGCAGAGCTGCCACTACCACCTCCACCAACTAAAAAGACGTCTACGGAAAAACAGCCATCAGGAACTATCCATGTGTAATTCCCGGCTGGATAAAACCTTATGATAAAGTCTTCAAGTTCCCTATTTTTTTGCAATAAACGACGTCTCATAACATACTAAGGATTACCCCCCCCCCTATATATAATAACTTACTGTAAATCATATAATTATATTTAATATACATAATCAAACAAATACAAAGACCTTAATTCCGCAACACTATTATAAAATATTTTTTTTAAGTACCTGAGCAAC